CTGCATATCCTCACAACGTTCTGCATCTGCATTCTGCATTGTGAATATTTGCAGAATGGCAATAATTGCAGTATATGATATAATTGCATTGCATGATATGCTGTCGCTGTCGCTCATGCTGTATAGCTGTATAGCTTGTATATGCTGATGCTGTATTGTGGTTACTGTGTAGCTGTATAGTGATATGCTGTCGCTGTATAATTGCGCTGTCGCTGTATTGATGCAGATAACAACAACAACAACAATAATAATATTGCGCTGTCGCTGATGCAGAAATGAAACGACAAAAAGAAAAAAGCGAACGCCGGAAATTGCAAAATGTAAAAATATGATCATTTTGCTGTAATATTTGCGCTTATTCTCTGCAATTCAATTTTTTATGATTTTATGCAAATTTTAGCTAAAATCTGCAAAATATTGTTTATTTTATGCAAATATTGCTGTATTTGTGCAAATTTGCGCTATTTTATGCAAATTTTAATTATTGCATTATTGCAGATATTCAAATTGCATTTGTTTGTTATTGTTGTATATTGTTTTTATTTGTTGGATATAAAAAGCGATAAAATGACAAAATGATCAGAGAATACCAGGATATATGAATAATGGTTCATATGAATTAGCGTTCATATAGACATATCGATAATTATGAATATGTATACAATTTATTTTCGGTATAACACCCTGACCGAAACGCTAAACCGAAAAAATATTGATATTCTTTTCACAATAAAAAATGAATAAAATGATCGTTTTATTTGTGGGGATACCTCAAATTTAAGTCTGTAAAATGGACATTTACGGACTTAACGCAAATACAGTATTTACAGGGGATAGTTTACATTTCTGAGCCGGACATTCCGGCGTTTTATGCACCTATGTACTCTTCTTCTCTCTCACACAAAAAAATCCGATCAATTATTATCCCCTCAAACTTACACGCTTTCCGAAAAATAACATAATCCTCAAACATTGGGGATTTCCGAAATTTCAAAACATCGGAAAAATCCTCAAACTTGGAGAAGAAACATCGAAGCAGCACTAAACATTAAAAACAGGAAAAGTTGTAAATGCATAAACCCTCAAACTTACAAAACTTTTTATTTTAGAAAAACCTTCAAACTTACAGGTGTTTTAGTCAACAGCCAAAAAAAATCTTCAAAATCAATGCTGATTGAGGACTAAAATGGTTAAAATACAAATACATTTTCGGGAAAAATCATCGTTCAAAAAGATTAAAAATGTTTTCAAAATGTTGGATAAAAAATAACAATCTTGATCCGAAAAAATTTAACAGCCAATGCTTACTTATCTATACGAACGATTATATATAAGACAGTCTTAATATTTAATACTATAAGTGAGTATAGATAAGTAAGATATATTTATAAGACTATATAGTATTTTATATTATATATAATACTATATTGTCTTACATATTTCTTTAAAAGCTATATAGTCTTATAAATAATTAAATACTATATTGTCTTATATATATTATATATAATAAGAGTCTTACATAGTGTAGTGTCTTATAAGTAGTTAAGACAGTATTATAAGACAGTCCTGAAATCAATTCACCTTCCCTCTCTTCCAGATCAATTATGATGTTCATTGATCTATTGTGTCTATAGCTCAAATCGAACAAGTATTGCATTATTTGTTGTTTTGGTGTAAAATATAGCCGGAGGATTGTAATGAAAAGTAATAGTTTACGACTGATATATAAAATCAATACGAAGCAGCTTAAAAAGGCTAATTGGAATCTGACTATGCCGTTTGAGACTGCGATCAAGGACTATCCTGAAATCATTGTTTCGATCAGCGACAGCCAGCTTTTAAGATTCATTGATAAGCTGAACGGTGATGAACGCATAGATGAAGAAATCGCGCATGTAAAAAACAGGCTGCGAAATGCAAAGCGCAGACCAAAATCTGCTGATTCTCGTATGCAAATTCGTGAATTATATAATAAGCTCTATCAGATTCAATTTCAGCCAGACTATATTTGTGTCGTTATGAACAGTGAACGAGACTATGATAGAGCGAATGAAGGATTTACCGTGAATGGAATCAGGTTCAGAAGATTTCTTGGCACAAATGGTGGGATCAAGAATTCTACGATTGTTTATGTGAACGAACAATTATATCCAGAACTTAAACGCAGAATGGATAATGGACGGAATAAAAATATTCCTTTAGTTCCTGCGAAGCTTGAAGCATATCAGGCTCTTATTTGCTCCGGTTCTATTCCTGTTGTTCCACCTTCGGGAATAATTGTAGTCAAAGATTGTATCACGCATTTCAAAGAAGATGTGATAATGCTTGATGATGAACAGCCCGGCGAACCAGTCATGACTTCTATTAAGGACTTTGAGATTGAGAATGATGATTCGGACGGATATGGACTTATGCTGCCCTCTTATGCTCAGAAAGTTAATCAACAGATAAATCAGATTGATTCTCCCCTTTCCGGGATGAACACAAGATATGCCTGGAACAAAGGAATGTTATATTCTTTTGATTACATTGAGTTCGCGGAAAAGATAGCTAAAACATATTACATCAAGGATGTATGGGGAGATATTCGAGATGTCAGAGATGCGGAAGTTATTTTGACAGAATCAATGCTCAAATTATGGGAATGTTATGACTCATGGGAAAATTATTATGAGAATTGCCAAAAGAATGGATATGAATTTTCAATTACCAAAGTATGTCCGGAAGAGCTTGAAAATGTCAGAAATACAAATTATCAATTCCTGCAAAGCTATAGCTTCACAGATGAAGAAATACAGGAATTATGCCAACCATCTATTGACGAAATTAAAAGCGTGCTTGGAATGGACTACCGGAAGAGTCTCCTTTTTCTCGCTGGTTTTGGCTTAACAGAAAACACCATTAAACAAAATAATCTTGATGTGCCTACCAAAGCGTTGTTTCTTGAACCTTCTTTGATCAATGATCCATTTATCAGACGGAAGATTTGGAACATGATTGTAAAGCGTATTGAAATGTGCAAGCGTGGAGCAATAAAGATCAATGCTAATTTCGGAATCATATCCGGCGATCCTTATGCATTGTGTCAAAGTATGTTTGGTTTGGAAGTTACAGGATTGCTTAAAGCCGGAGAAGTATATCATAAATATTGGCTTGATAAACATGCGGAAGAAATTGCATGTTTTCGTGCGCCTATGACTTGTCATAACAATATTGTTAAATTGAAAGTTTGCGACAGAGAGCAACCGCAATATTGGTTTAGATATATCAAAACCGCTGTAATTCTTAATGCGTGGGATTCCACACGAAATAGTTTGAATGGTGCTGACTGTGATGGAGATTTGTTTTTTACAACGAATGATCCGATTATTTTAAAGAACACTATTCATACCCCTACTATTGTTTGTGTTCAACGAAAAGCGGATAAAAAAATAGTCCAGGAATCCGATATCATACAAGCAAATAAGATTGGATTTACAGATGAAATTGGCATAGTTACTAATCATGCGACAAGTATGTTTGAAGTACAGGCTGGATTTACACCGGATTCAGAAGAATATAAAACACTCTACTATCGTATTCTATGCAGTCAATTATTTCAGCAGAATGTTATTGATAGTATTAAGGGGATTATTGCGAAACCAATGCCTGAATATTGGTATAGCATCAGAGATAATCTCGTGAAAGATGGAGACTCGGAAGAAGTCGTAGAACAAAAGATATTTAATCAAAAGATAGCCGCTTATCGTAAACCTTATTTTATGACCTATGTATATCCGAGTTTGAGAGTAAGGCATAACAATCATAATAAGAACAGCAATAATGGCGTTCTATTAAGATTTGGTTCATACGGAATCAATAACATTTCGGATTTGATTAACTATGAACCAAAGACACAGGAAATGTATGACTGCCTTAAAAACTATGATGATCTTATCGGCAGCAATCCATGTACAGTCAATCGTATCTGTTGGTTATTTGAAAGCGTGTTTGATGGATATTTGTCTAAGAAATATGAACAGCCTGAATTCGATTATTCTGTTTTAAAGTGTGATGCAGATTATAGTCAGCAAAGTTTTAATGAAATTAAAAAGATATATAAGCGTTATAAAATCAAAATGGATGATTTTAATAAAAAAGCAAAATCTGAAAAGAATGATTCATATGATTTGACTCAACACAAAACAATAATACTAAATGAATTTCGGAGACAATGTGAACTTGTCTGTCCGAACGAAAAAGAATTATGTAATATCCTCGCTGATATTTGTTATACAAGCGAAGCTACTAAACATTTCTTCTGGGATATTGCAGGAGAAACGGTTGTTAAGAATTTGTTGGAAAAGCATAATTACCGCGTTTCATTCCCTCAACTCTCCGATGGTGATGGTGAATTTGAATATTGCGGTTCTCAATTTGAAATGAAAGATGTTTATTTGAACGAAATGGAATATAAGGATGATGATATATGATTATCTTGAATGAAAAAGAATATGCAAAAGATTGTTTAAGGAAAAGAGAGATAGATCAAGAAAAACCATACAAAACATTATTTATACTTGCTAAGTATTATTATCACGAATGTGGATACAGAAAACGTAAAATCGAAAAATTACTGATGGAATTTGTTCAGGAAACATATCCATCGTATGAATACTCCAAATCTATTTGGGAAGAAAATATAGAGAAAATTGCAAAGAAAGCCGGAAAGCATAAGTTGCATGAAATAGATGGGGTTGGAATTACAAAGAATGAATTAGAGACAATCAAAAAAATAAATAATGCCGTTTTGGAAAGATTAGCATTTACAATGTTGTGTCTTGCTAAACTCGGCAATCTGCGGAATCCAAAAAATAATAATTGGGTTAATAACGATGCAAAGGAAATATTTTCGTTAGCAAGAATATCTTGCAATGTTTCGGAAAGATATAAGAATTTAGGAGTGCTTGGTCAATTATCATTATTGGAGTTTCCTAAGAAGATTGATAATTTAAGTTGCAGAGTTACATATATTGATCCGGATGGCAGCAATGAATTATTTATAACTGATTTCAGAGAGCTTGGTTACGAATATCTTAATTATCTTGGTGGTAATTTTTCTCGCTGCGCAGAGTGCGGAAAGTTGTTTAGAAATAATAAGCGCAAAGATAAGAAATACTGCTCTAATTGTGTCGGTTATATCCCCCAAGTGATAAAAAAAGTCACCTGTGTAGATTGCGGAAAAGTATTTGAAGTTGATGCGAAGAATAATCAAACTAACAGATGTGATGATTGTTACAAGCTTTACCGATCTCAGAGGAAGTTAGAAACACAAAGAATGAGACGAGAAATTGATAAAATGAAGTCAGAACAAATTGAACCAAAACAATTTTTGAATGGCTGAAACCCTTTATTTTCAAAGGGTTTGGGGTCAATAAAAAAAACTCCTAAAACAGTATTATGGAGGGAATAGTAACAAAATTATTCTCTTATCCTCATTTTTTTCTTTGTCTTTCTCTTTTCTTTGTGTAGCTGGCGTGATTCTCATGTCAGCTTTATGGCTTATTAGCTCAACGGCAGAGCAATCGGCTGTTAACCGAGAGTTAACCGAGAGGTTGCAGGTTCAAATCCTTCATAAGCCGCCAGAATTGATCAGGACGTTACGGATAACGGCTCACATCCTTCTTATAGGTTTTAACATTCAGATATTCAAATATTTAGTGTGTCAAATTACCGTATTCCCCTATCAAAAAATATAAAGAAAGAAAAGGAATTAGAATGAAACAGATTAGTAAAAACGAAATTCAGAAATTATTTGATAATAAATATATTTTTAATACCAAAAAAGGAATTGTTGATAAGAACGGAAACAGTGTTGGTTTTTATCGTACTACTCACAGATGGTATATCGAAGATAGATTTAAACTTATTGCTCAAAATCTATAAACGAAAGGAAGGCGTATGAGTAAAAAGAAATGCAATGCTAATGGGATTTATTTTACTGGATACGCAGCGAACGATGTAACCGGATCACAATATTTTGTTAAATTTGAAGATCATAGTTACCTACTTGAATGTGGACTGCATCAATCATCAAAGAATAGTTATTTAGATTCTTATAAAATCAATTCAGAAAAATTTAAGTTTAATCCTAAAGATTTGGATTATGTGTTTGTAGCACATGCTCATATCGATCATTGTGGTTTAATCCCAAGATTGGTAAAGGAAGGATTTCATGGCAAGATAATAGCTACAAGAGAAACAGCCATGATTATGAAACCATTGTTATTTAACTCCTGTTTTATTATTCAGGAAGAAGCTAAAATCCTTTCAAAGAAATATAAGAGAGATTATAAACCAATATACAGCTTTGATGATGTCGAACGCACCTTATCACTTATCGAAATATACGAAGAATACAATAAGATTTATAGATTGAATGAGAATATCAGTTTTCAATGGTTACATAATTCTCATTGCATAGGTGCAGCACAATTACAATTGATTCTTGGTCAAAATGGAAATACAAGAAAGATACTATACACATCAGATATAGGTGCATTACATTCAGACAATCATTATGTGACTGATACGGAGATTCCTAATTCGTATAACGATGTAGTGATTATGGAAAGTACATATGGTTCTAACAAAAGAAAACGTTACAAATCTCGTAAATTTGATGTAGAGCATTTCAAAGCAGCAATCAATACAGTATTAGAGCGTGGTGGGTCTGTAATCCTACCATGTTTTAGTTTTAGTCGAACACAGGAATTATTGACTACACTTTATGAATTATATAGTGATGATCCTGATTTTAAAACAGATGTGATTGTTGACTCTCAGTTAAGTTGTGAGATAAGTGAGCTATATAACAAATTATTGTTTGATGATAATTTGAAATACTGGAATAAAGTATATGAATGGGATAATGTTAGATTCATTTCTGATAAAGAGGATTCAAAGCACTGTTTAGCTGATTCAAGTCCAAAGATCATTATTTCATCTTCTGGATTTTGCACTAACGGTAGGATTATCAATTATTTAAAAAAATATTTAAGAGATGATAACAGCATGATTATTTTCTCAGGATATATTGGAGATAACCCATCGTACTTATCGTATAGAATTAAAAAATTCAAGAAACATAAGACGATCAGTATTTTTAAAGAAGATATCCCAAACAGAGCGGATTGTATTAGTTTGACTACATTTAGCAGCCATGCTAATTATGACGATTTGATTACATATGGAAGTTCTGTTAATACAAATAAATTAGTTCTTGTGCATGGTTCACCTGAAAGTAAAAAGAATCTTGCAGAGGGATTAAGAGAAGCTATATATAAGAAAAATAAAACATTCCGAGTGATAAATTCATTCAAAGGAATGGCTATACATCTATAAGGAGGTGTCGATGGATAATTTAGTCAAAGAAGTATTAACCTATCGACTTGAAGATAAAGAAGCGGTTGACGAAGTAGCCAGCCGGAGACTTTATCTGAATGATAATATTGACGAGAATGTTATAGATTACATTGTTTATAATATACTTAGATATAATCGTGAAGATCGAGATAAACCTATAAAAGACCGCAAACCAATCAGATTATATATTAACACTTGTGGTGGAGATGTATGCTGCGGTTTTGGTGTGATTGATGCTATTTTACAGAGTCAGACACCAGTATATACAATAAATCAGGCAGCTTGTTATTCTATGGGGTTTTTGATCTTTTTAAGTGGTTCAAAAAGATATTCTATGGAGCATTCAACTTTCCTTTGTCACGATGGAATGACCGGAGCTTTAGACTCTACGGCTAAAGTTAAAGACCGTATTGAATTTGAGGCAGGTCAAATGGAAGAAAGCGTTCGGGAATATATTTTAGATAGAACTTCTATAACGCATGATTTATATAAAGAAAAATATAGGACTGAGTGGTATATGTATTCACAAGAAGCAAAAGAATTAGGTGTAGTCACAGATATTGTTGGTGAAGATTGTACCTTAGATGCTATTTTATAACTACTCCACTCCCCTATTTCAGATAAACAAAGCATAGCCATAGGTCAACATCCTATGGCTATTTTAGTGAGGTAAAGATGAATTTATACAAAGAAAAAACTGAGAATGAAGAGCAATTTCTTTGGCGATTAGGACAACTTAAAGACAACGGAGAGATTGATTTAGATTGGTCTGAAATTGCCGATGTCATGAACGCAGAATGTCGTGATAGTGAAACAGATTATAAAAGTGAAGCTGCATATAGAAAAGTTTATCAAAGTGCTAAAAGATTCTTTGATTCCGGAGTGTTTAACAAATACGAAGATGGTTCATATTTAGAAGAACTCCGAGAGGCAGCTTTGAATGTGAGAAAAGAAAAACAAAAGCTGTTTGACGAAAGAGTTGCTATTAGAAAGATTGCGAGAGAATCAGCGAGAAATGAAGTTGATTTACTTAATTTAGAAAAATTGATTAAGCAAAATGGCGAAAAGATATTCCCACCTATTACATATAACAAAACAATTTCTAATAGAGATATGGTTATTTGTTTATCTGATTTTCATTTTGGTTTAGATGTTTCAAATCATTTTGGATCATATAATGCTGAAATTGCAGAGCAAAGATTAAGACGATATCTTGAAGAAATATTGAAATTAAAAGAAGCCAATAATACTGAAAATGCATATGTGTTACTACTTGGAGATTTATTATCTGGGAATATACATCTTACTGTTCAACTTCAAAATAGAGAAAATGTTACTACACAAGTTCAGAAAAGTGCAGAATTACTTTCTGCTTTTATATATGACCTAAGTAAACATTTTAAAGAGGTAGCTATAGATAGCGTACCTGGAAATCATTCAAGATTATCATTCAAAGATCAGGTATTAAGAAATGATAGATTAGATAATTTGATTCCGTGGTATATGCAAGCGAAACTCTCCCATCTTTCTAACGTGAAGTTTATAAGCCAGGATAATTATGATTCAACGATTGGCTGTGTTGATATTCGTGGAAAGAAATATCTTATTGTGCATGGAGATTATGACGCATGTAATGAAAGTGGATTATCCAAACTTTTATTAATGCTCGATTTGAAACCGAGTGATGTTGAAGCAATATTCTTTGGGCATTTACATCGATGTGCTTACGAAGATATTTCAAATGTCAAAATAATTCGCAGCGGTAGCTTTTGCGGATCGGTGGATGATTTTTCTGTTTCTAAAAGATTGAACGGAAAACCAATGCAGATGGTATGCATTGTTGGAGAGCGAGGCATTGAATCAATGTGTCCTATTGGTTTGCAATAAATTGGAAACGGAGAAAAGGGAAAATGACAAAAGTAGAACTATTACATAGGATTTCGACTAAAACAAATCTTGATTATCGTAAATGCGAAAAAGTAATTGATGCATTCGCAGATGAAATTATGAATTGTTTAGCCGATGGAGAAAAAATAATCTTAAAAAATTTTGTGACTTTTGAAATAACGCAACGACCAGAAAGACAAGGCAGGAATCCGCAGACCGGAGATGTAATAACCTATCCTGCTGTCAAATCTGTAAAAGTTAGAGCAAGTCAGTTTTTTAAGGATTTAATAAATAGAAAGTGAGAAAGAAAAAAATGAAGGATTTTACGACTTTATCAGAGGATATGCTGTTGAGAGCTTATGATGGCGAAACAGTATCATCTGTTTTATTTTATAAAGAAGCACAGAAATTAGTTAGAGAATTATTATTGTATAAAGAAGTTGAATTAATTGATATTGAATTAGAAGAACCAGCATTAAGCAATTATAACAATGAATATTATGTGACTCTTTGTTCATATTCAGATTCAGATGATCAAATTGATTTATTTGTTCAAAAGTCTTTATGTGATGGAGTTTATCTTGATTCGTGTAGCGACTATATCTACATTGATGGTGGAGCAAATTCAAGGCTTTTGGAATATGTTGATTATAAAAGATATACAGAATTATTCATTGCTGATAATGATGAAATTGAATATGTTTCTTATGATGATGAGGAGGATATTGATTTAGATATTCCTGATGATAATTCTGATGAATGCTGTGACGAACCATCTAAGATAGTTTTTGATTATGAAATAGATGAAGAAGGACTTGCGGAGTATTATCGCGAGAATGATGTCTATACTGCAATTTTTGATTTGATCGAAGATGTAATGATGAATGCTGGATATATTTTCGATGATAATAACGAACTTGTTGCCGTAAAAATTGACACTCATAGCATCTTTGACGCTTTCAGAGATTAATTGAAAAGAGGTATTTTATGGCAAGCAAGCAAAACTCTACGAATAGAACATGCTGCCGATGTCATAAAACTTTTGATAAAAGAAATTTTTATAAAACGAATAGTCCAATTTATACCGATAATGGATATATGCCTGTTTGTAAAAATTGCTTATATGAGATATTCGAGTCTTTTTTAGATAAGTATGATAATGATGTCAACAAGGCTCTTAAAAGAGTTTGTATGTGTTTTGATATTTATTATAACGATAGATTGTCTTTCATTAGTGATTCGATGGATAAAGAAGTTATTCTTGGGAACTATATGAAAAGATTAAATATGGTTCAATATAAGAATAAGACAATGGACGATTCGTTGAATGAAGGTTTTGAGTTTATAGACAAATCGGCAGATAATTCAGAATCGAAACTCCCCGACCGCAACAATCCAGATGATGCGGAAGAAATACGAAGGATAGATATTAAGAGATGGGGAGATGGTTACGAAGCAGAAGATTATAAAGTTTTAAATGATCATTATAAATATTTAACCGATGCAAACCCTAATTATGATAGTAACCAGGAAATATTCATAAAGGATTTGTGTTATACAAACATGCTTAAAAATAAAGCTGTGATCAAGGGTAATATTGATGATTATAGAAAACTATCAGATGGATATATAAAAACATTTAAACAAGCAGGATTAAAAACTGAACAAGAGACTGTTAATGCAGATGAATTTTCTATAGCAGTAAACGTTCAAACAATTGAGCAATATACTCCTGCTGAGTTTTATAAAGATAAATCATTATACAAAGACCATGATGGTATTGGTGAGTATTTTGAAAGATTTGTGTTGCGCCCACTTAGAAATCTTCAACATGGAAGTTCAGATAGAGATTATGAATACTATGTGAAAGAAGAAGGTGATTCTGATGGGTAGACACAAATCGGAAACACAATTTTCAGAATACTATAACGAAGCTGCTGATGAAAAACAAGTAAAATTACATACGCATTTTGCGAGTGATCCATTCTTGGGTAATCCAACTACTATGAACAATTTCATAGAGTGGATTACTTTTTTTAGAAGAAATCTGCATAGATTCGCAGTTGATTATCTTGGGATCAAATTGCATTTGTATCAAGTTGTGATTTTGTATTTAATGGGTATAAATACTTTTACAACGATAATTGCATGTCGTGCGGCTGCAAAGTCTTTCATTATCGCTTTGTATGCTTGTTGTATGTGTATTTTATATCCACACTCAATGATCGTTATTTCCAGCGGCACGAAAGGTCAGAGTAAACTTATAGTGTCGGAAAAGATTCAAAAAGAATTGATGGGTATGTCTCCTGTCTTGCGAAGAGAGATAAAGAAGATTCATGTTGGTCAAGATGAAACGACAGTATTATTCCATAACAACAGTTCGATAACTGTAGTTTGTGCGCATGACAGAAGCCGTGGATGGCGTAGTACAATTTTGGTTCGTGAAGAGTTTCGTCAGATCAAGAAATTCATTGACGATAGTGTACTCTCCCCTTTCCAGATCATTAGGCAAACAGGTTATTTACATGATAGTTTTTATGTAAAGAACAAAGAACTTGAAGAAGAACCTATCAATGTCTATATCAGTTCAAGTTGGTATGATGATGGCACAAATTGGATGTGGGATATTGTCGATCAGACATATGATGGCATGATGCATAATAAAGATTCATGTTTACTCGCATTTGATGAATCTGTACCACTTAAACATAAAATCAAAACTCTCAGATATTTCCAAACTGAGAAAAAGAAACAAGACCCAATGACTTGGCAGTTAGAGTTTATGAATACACGACTCAAAGAAAACCGCCATGCATTTTTCACATATAATCTGATCAAAAAGAATCAGAAATCGAAACAACCATTTTACCCACGCACTTTGCTTGATTTTAAGACAGGTAAAAGAAATCCGTACTCTATTCCTAAACAGAAAAATGAAATTAGGATCATATCTTGCGATATGGCGTTTGTTACAAATGAAGCAAACGATAATTCTATTTTCTCGTGTATCAGATTGTTGCCGGAAAAGACAACTTATAAACGAGATCAAGGAGATTTGGATATAGATAACGGATATAGAAGAATAGTGCCGTATCTTGAACATCATCAAGGTGGAGATACAACGAAGCAAGCTGTCCGGATCAGACAATTATTCTCAGACTTCAAAGCTGATTATATTGTTCTCGATTCGAGAAATGCTGGTATTTCAATATATGACATGCTTGCAAAGGTTATGTATGATGAAGAGCGTGGTATAGAATATTCCCCTCTTTCCTGTATGAATGATGAAAATGTGGCAAAGAGGATTCAAATTGAAGGTGCGACTCCTTGTATATATGTAATTAACGCCAGTCAGAAATTAAATAGTGATATTGCTATAGACTTTAGAAGAGTTTTAGAGAATGAACGAATTGATTTTTTATGCACATTGGAAACAGCATTAGAAGATATTCTTCCAAATATTCCTGAGTACAATGATACACCTGATGGCGATTTGCAATCACTCTATGAAATGCCATTTCTCGAAACACAGGCTTTCATTAGTGAGACTATGGAATTAGCGTATGAAAAGAAGGAACAGACTGGTGCGATTGTTATACATGAGCAAGGCAGTAAGCGCAAAGATAGATATACTTCGATTTCGTATGGATCATACTTTGCGTCACAATTAGAACAAGACCTACTATCTCAGAACGAAGAATATGAATATGGCGTATTTATAAATTAGAAAAGGAGGACGAGCCTTGAGTTCTAATAATAAAGGTTACAACAATAGAAAAAAATATCGTCCTCAGAATAATCATAAATCTGATGAGGCGGTATCATATGATTTTCAATCATATAGAAATTCAAGACAATATTCTACAGCGGTTTATGGTCTTGATTTATATAAAGCATACACTCCGGAGACTTTGCAAAATTTAGCAAGGTATCCTATGGACTATAATAGTCAATTAAGAGAATTATCATTAATGCTTTATGGCACTAATGGTACTTATACCCATACAGTTGACTATATGGTAGCTATGCCGACATTAGACAGAGTAATTGTTACTCACGGAAAGAATAAAAACAAAAAGCGTAAGAATAAAGAACTTATGGATTCTACCCTTAGAACTATAAAACATAAAGAAATAATTCGTGATGCTTTATTCAAAGGAATGGTCGAAGGCGAAGCGTTTTATTATTTTGAAACTTCACAGCGTCCGATTGATCGACAGAAATTAATGACGGATTATGAAGTTAAAAATATGACTGAGATAAATGAATTAAACGCATATGGTGTTAATGCCGAGATCATTTCCCTACCTGCCGATTATACGGAAATAGTTGGGATTAAAAATTCTTCATATGTGTTAGCTTTTGATTTGAATTATTTTAATTTAAGTTTTGATGAGCCAATTGAAAAGAAATTGAAGAAATATCCTCAACAAATCAGAGAGGCATATGAAAAGCGTAAAAATAGTTCTGATAAAGGTGGTAATTGGGTTGTATTAGATAATACCAAAACCATAGTCCATAAGATACGCTCAAAGAGAAATGAAAAATATGGCAGACCATTAGTGTTAGCTGCCATTAACGATATTCTCTATAATGATTATTTCATTCAAACAAAGAGAAACATTTTGGATGATATTAATAATAGAGTAGTCTATGAGACATTCCCGGAAGGAAAAGAAAAAGGAAAATCTGCTTTGACAGAAAGACAGCAGAGAGAACAGCATGAAAAAGTCAAAGGTGCTATTTTGACTAAAAATAGTCGTGGCGGTATTTCATTCTTCTCTGTCGCTGCCGGAACAAAATTAAATACTATCGATCCACCTAACACGGATATATTTGATGATAAATATGAATCAAATATATCAGATAGAATCGCATTGGGTATGGGTATTGCTGGCTCTTTATTAAATGGTGTCGGTAGTGGAAGTTATTCTGCGCAGATGCAAAATTTGGAACTGATAACAGGTCAGGTATTCCAGTGGATTGATCAAATAACGGAAGAATTAAATAAATGTATTGCTGCAAATATCATTAAAGATGATGCTAATAGAGTTGAAGTTAAATATTTAAAGATAACCAATGTGAACAAATCAGAGATGATCGACAATGCCAAAGAATTATACCTGCAAGGCAAAGGAAGTCTTGCACTTTGGGCGGCTGCTTGCGGTATTGAACCGGAAGTGTTCTTCGCTTTATTAGATGAAGAATTGGAATTAGGTGTTGAGGAAAAATATCCTGTACATAAAACATCTTTTACAATGTCCAAGAATGATAATGATAAAGGCGGCAGACCAACAAGTGATAACCCTTCTGATGCAACAGTTGTTTCCAGGAACAACAGAGGTAATGACTTACCTGCTCCATCAGATGGTTAACAATATAATAGTCGGAATGGAGACTTTAAACCCATATCGAGGGCAGAGAAAACTGCTAAAAATCTTTTGATAGCAATTCCGGTTATCAAAATTAAATAGTTCTTTATAGATAGAGGCGTAAACCTCTATCTTTTTATTTCTAAACATCACACGAAAGGCGGTGAAACGGAGAATGAAATTTTTTGAGATTTCCAGCAGAAAAACCAAGAATGGAAGAAGGAAATTTAAGATGATTCTTCATACAATCTTTCCCGACTCTTGTGTGGACGAAGTGAATGAAGTTGGTACTGAGTATAACCTTAATGGTTTGACTTGGATTCGTGAGTATTGCGAAAAGGCTTTACCTACTATCAAAGGTATGAGCTTGCGCTGCGAATTTTTAGATGAAGATAGGACTGAATTATGCGGTCATGGATATACAGATATTATAGACGGTGATCCTATATTTGAGAATGCTGTTCAAATAGGGACTTTTACCAATGGCTATTGATGAAATCGAAGATGAAAATGGCAATACATTTACCGCCTGTATAGGAGAAGGTGAAATTGACGCTCTTTGTTATCACAATTTCGTAGAGAAATTAGACCGAGATATTAAAGAAGGCATTTTCCCAAATGGTAGTGTCGAGATTCTTCACACAAATGAAAATGATGCAATTGTGTATAAATATGGCTACAAAGAACAAGGTCGTATTCCTATGGACTTCATCTATTCTGGCTATGCTCTTCTCGGCATAACACCTGCTGATGATAGTGCCAAGTTGATTGAACTTAACGAACATAAGGAGGAATTAGTCGTAATGAATGAAGATCAAGTAAAGGCTGTTGTTGAACAGACCATAAAAATGCTTTCTGAGCAAAATTCCGAAATGGAACAATGCAGACAGGAATGTGCAGATAAGATTGCAGAAGCGAACGCTGCTGTCGAAGCTGTAACAAATGAAAAGAATGAAATTGAAGCAAGCGCATCTGAGATTCAGGCTGCTCTTGATCAATTAAAAGCTGAATATCAGGAACTTAATGAGAAATATGAAACTCTTTGGGAGGAAAAGAGACTTCTTGAAAAGTCGCTTACAGAAGCAAAAGTAAAGGAAAGACTTGCTTCACTCGATACTGCACTTTCTGAGTATTCGTCTGAGCAACAGGAATATGCAAAAGAGCAGATAGAAGCGTTCAAGGAAAACCCTCTTGAAAGTGAAATAAATTCTGTAACAGATGCAATCCTTATTGGTATCGGTAAGAATGCGAAAGCCGAAGCAGAAGCAAAGGCAGCGGAGCAAAATTCAGCAGACCTCGGAGATATATTTGAGGATATGCACGCTCAGAGTAATGCAGAAACCGATGATAGCATCTTTTAATTAATAGATTAGGAGGAAATTAAAAATGATTAAATGCAAGACATTAGGCATGATAGAAGTCGCAAAGAGCAATCCTGTTCTCACTTCTGCAAGTAATGTAACTCTTTATGATTTTATCACCGTTGATGGTGTTACATATCTGATAGCTAATACTCTTACTGGTGATGATTCTTACAGGGATGCTGTAACAATCAAGGCTGGTGAGTTCCTTAATGGTTTCGACCTTTCGGCATGGGTAAATCAGGAACTCGTAGTTGATGAGAAGCATATCGCTTACGGTTCTGGTGAGGATTATAGCGATATAACTGCTGGAACTACCCTGTTCACTATCAGCAACGGTAAACTTGCTATCGCAGCCGAAGCACCTAATTCGGGTTTCTATTTCAAGGCTGTCGAGAAGTGCGAACTTACTGAGAAAGCTGTTAAAGTGAAGATTCTCGTAGCTTAATTTTGTAAATTAGAATTACGAAAGTGAGGTTTGAATAAATGAATATTTTTGAAATGAACAATGTTCGTAGAGATTCCGAACTGAATAGCAAGATAACAAAGACCTCTCCTGTTGTTGAGGTATTTGCTGCTATGGTAAAGGGCGAGTCTCTTGATAAATTTGGCGCAAAAGCTGATAAGGCTGTTAACTATATTAAAGAACTTGGCAGTCGTGCAGATAATAACGATCCTGTAGCTATTTCTGAACTCAATTCAATCAGACGCTTTGTTATCGAAGCACCTGTAGTTGAGGAGCTTAATCTTCTCGGAATCTTCGGTTCTTATGAGAATGTCGATTATGATACGACAATCGAGAGAGAAGTTTATAACTATGCGGATGAGATGTCCAGAGAACAGGCTGCAAGCGGCGATGTACCGTTCACAATGCTCAACAAGGTTACTTATCCTGTTGCTACATTTACTGTTTCCGGTGGTATTCAGAATGATTACAGAAGGATTCAGGTTGGCGATATGTCAAGAGAGAATCAGATGCTTACACAGGTGCAGACTGATATTCTGAACAACGCAAAGGCTAAGATTATTAAGAGGATTTATGCCGCAATTAATAGCGCACAGGGCGTTAAGTACATATTCGCAGGTCAGAATGGTCTTACAAAGGCTGGTGCTGATGGCGTTATCAACAATGTTAGAAGAAACGGTAAGCCTTCAATCGTTGGCGATTATGCTCTTCTTTCTCAGTTTACTCCGTGGGCTGGCTATGATGGAAACCTCAATAGCACTCACTTCTATGGCGTATCTGATGAGATTATAAATCAGGTTGCTGCTACAGGACTTCTTGCTTCTTATAACGGTGCTGTTCTCGCTGAGATGAGCAATCCTTATAATCTGTTCAAGAAGAATGCTGCTGGCAATAACTTTGAAACTCTTCTCCCTATTGGACTCGGTTTCGTTATCCCTACAGGTGTTAACTCCCCTATCGCTACATGGACTCGTGGTGGTCTTACTTCGTTCAGCGGTAATGATGTTAAGACTGGTAAGGTTCTGACGAGATTTGACATTGAGGTTGCTTGTGATATCGCAAAGGGTCGTGAGCATGAGATCGGTGTTCTCTACGATGAACAGCTTGGTGGCTTAAACTAATTCACAACTAAAACAATATAAGTATTGTTAGTATCATGGGGCGTATCTATCTATGCGCCCCATGTTTTAATGAGGAAACGATAATGGGTAATAATGATAATTTTTATTGCTATTCTTTACACCTTTATCATTTTCTACGAGCATTTGGCGAAAAGTGTAAAGCATCAAAAGAACACTCTTTAACCGGAAATCGCTATTGGGTTTTCGCCAAGTCAGAAAGGTTAGATAAAATAATCATTTTATATAACGAAGTTAAACATAAGGTTTAGTTGTAATCACATTAAAAATAGTTGAAATGAGGTAAGAAAAGATGGCAAAAGCAGACGCAGAAAAAAATAACAAGCCGACAAAAAGTGAACCTGTCGCAGAACAGACAGTTGAAACACCAAAAGAAGAGGTTTATGAAGAACTGAATTTAGAGCAGAAAGTCACGGTTAAGAGTATTGCACCGTGGGCTACAGGATTCACAAGAATCGTTGAAGGAATAGGTGATGTTCAGATAGTTCCGAATGGATCAGTCAGACTTACAAGAGGCGAAATAATTGCTCAATCACAGAGCGGCAATGTAGGCTTTAATGGATTTGATGGCAAAGGCAGTCATGCTACTTATTATATTGAAGATGCTCCAACAAGAAAAGAACTTGGTTTTGAAAGTTTAGATGGAACAGTTAAGCAGGAAGTATTCAGCGACGATCTGATTAAGAAACTTTTCAAAATTGATGATCAAGGCAGCTTTGAAGATAGCTTTAAAAGAGCAATCGTTACAAGAGCAGAGAAACATGCTTCGCTTCAATCTATTAAAAAGCTTAAGCTCAACGATTATTCAAAGATTCGGTTTGTTGAAAATTATACTGGCGTAAAACTGTAGCAAGTTAGGAGGATGGAATGGCTACAACAGCACAAGAGATATACGATAGCTTTGAAGCTTCATTCCAGGATAAAAAAGAAATTCCAGAAGCATTGGAACTTGAATGGCTAAAGAAAGCGATTGGAAGGTTCTCAATGGAAATTGAACCTTTAGAATTTGACGCAGAATCACAAGAATTTACTGACGATTTAGATAGATATGTTATAGATACGCTTGGCGCATTTATGAAACAGAGTTATCAAGAACGCGAAGTGTCAAAGGTAAATAAAAGAATATCAATAGTCGGTAAAGACATCAGTATCAATAGCGGTGGTCATACAAATGTCGCTGCAAGAAATGAATTAGAATATGATTCTTCAAAATCTTCGGAAATGCTAAATAATCAGAAAACAACCGCTTATGTATAGGAGGTGTTGTCATGGCTAAAGAATGGTATTTAATGACATCACCATATGATCAACTGAGTGGTTTTGAAAGTGAAGCGTTAGATGATTTCGCAGAAGAAGGTTTTTTAGAAGCGTTGGATTCCAATTTGGCAGATGATGTAAATATATGCAATGCTGATTTATCGGAAATAAATACTATAAGAGCAATTATTCAAAATAATGTACAGGATACAAAACTTAAAAGTTTGTCACGAATGATGCTTACACAGATTGGCACATGTAAAGCCGGAATGTATGTTGAATACGATAATAGATATTGGATTATTGTAAGCATTGTTGATGATAATAAAGTTTATGAAAAATCTATTTTATCTATTTGTAATGCTCAATTAACTTGGCAAAATGCGAATGGTGATATCCTTCAAAGATGGGCTAATGTTATAAATGCTTCACAATATAATAACGGTGAAGAAATGACAAGGAATTATACAATTCGTGCGGATCAGCTTTTAGTTTCTATTCCAGATGATAAAGATAGTTTAGAAATTGTAAGCGGTCAAAGATTTATTATAGATAAACGATGCAAACTTTATGAAAAGAGTTTTGATTCTAATGTTTCTAAAGATACCAATAATCCTGTCCTTACATATAAAACAACAAGAGTCAATAACGTTATTTATGATTATCAAGATAGCGGAGTCGTTGAGTTGATGTTGTATCAAGATGAACAGCATGACGATGATGGCTATTATGTAATTAATGGTAATGGATATTGGTTATGCGGTTCAGATATACAGGAAATTTCAGAGGATCAAAATGATGATCCTATTTTATTATCTGAAATAATAGCGGATGATTGCGACTTATACAATGGTCTTGATCCTGTAAGATTTCTTGCTAAGTTTTACGATGAAAACGGAAATGATATCGAAGTTGAATATTCATGGAATATAGACTGCGATTTTAAAGATAGATTAGAAATTACATATGAAGATAATTCGATTTGCATATCTGTAAATGACAAGAAATTAATCAATAAGTCATTCAATCTCCTGTTAAGTGCTGATGGATATGAAACCGTATCTAAAACAATCACAATTAAAGCTTTTATATAGGAGGCGGTATAGATGGCTACTTTGAATTCGATTCACGAAAAAGGAATCTTCAAAGAACAAATTCATTCCGCATTATATAAAAATAAAGCAATTGTTGAATTGTTGCTTGGTGATACGAGCGGAATGACGATCAAAGAAGTTCAAGGTGCGTTTAGAGATCATGTCAAATCGCATCTTTTTATAGATGATACAATCAAAGAAACAGGAACATATATTTTCTATGATGTAGCATTTCCTCGGCTTGAATCTAATATAAAAGAATGTCAAGTTGTTCTTTATGCTATATCACATAGGGATATTCTTGATAACTATAGTTTGAATGGTTATCACGGCAATAGAACTGATATATTGTCTGAGCTAATCATTGAAACTTTAATCAATGATAAAGAAGTATCAAATAGTTTTGGTATTGGAGAATTAACATTGGACAGCGTTAATATCTATAATGCCGTAAGATTTTATGGTGTCGCTCTTGTTATGAGCATACCAAATTTTTGGTAATGAAATTTACCTATGGAACACTATTATCCCCCTACCCTATCAAGCTGTCCATTGGTACTTTGCGTAAACCTACTTTGGGTGAAATATTTCATACCATTGGATATGAACAATATATGACTTATGAATCATTCACTAAATTGACTCCAAAGTTATTTTACACAAAATTAAAGGAAGGTGGAAAAGAAATATGGGATTCATTCACAGATAAACAAAAGGAAGAAATATCCTTATTCAATGTTGTTATTGCGGATGAAGAATTATTGCAAGATTATTTAGGATTATTAAATTTCTTCTTCGATGAGAAAGTAATCTCAGAAGAAGGATTTTTTATTTGGGTTAATAATACTGCTGATACATCTGATATTTCTCAGTTATCAGAAGATGATATTTGCGGAGTTGTTGCAGATGCAAATTTATTTAAGCAAGTATTAGAAGCCATCCAACAGGTTTGTTGCGCTTATAAAGAAAGTGAACAACCGGAAAATCTAAAATTTAAAAATTCTTTAGCAGAAAAACTATACAGAAGAATGGAAAAAGCAGCGCAGGAAGAAGCGGAAAAAGTTAAATCTGATAAGAATTATACTATTCCAAATATTATCTCTGCCGTATCAAATAACCACCCTACTATTAGTCCTATTAATGTATGGGATTTAACGGTATTTCAATTAGTAGATGCTTTTCAGCGTAGACAAATATCAAAGAAAGACGAAATGGATTCTCGTACTGTGTCGGTGTGGGGTGATTCTGATAATAAATATGATCCACATGTATGGTTTAAAAATGAATATGATAAATAAGGAGGAAATAAAATGCCGGATCTTAATAAGGCTAATAGGCAAGTGTGCGATGTAGATATTCGCGATCTTAAAACAAAAGCTCCAGTTCTGGATTTTGATACAGCCAATACAACTACTGCCGGACTCAGTTCTGATAGCGTTTATGCTATGGCAAAGGGTGCAAGAAAAATCGGTTTCCCTAACCCTGTTGAAGGAACTATGACAATTGAAGCACAGGTTTACCCATTTAAGCTGTTTGCTTTAATGTCTGACGGCACAATCGATACAACTGCTGCTTATGCAGAAACTAAGGTTGTTACTGCTGCCGAAGCTGGCAAACTTAGCATTACTGCTGCAACAGGCGAAACAATTCAGGCTGGTACAGTATTCGCATATCCTGTTGATTCATTTGGTGATGAATCCGCAGTTATCAAAGGTTCGTTCGCAGAGGGCGTATTTACCGCAACTACTGCTGGCGATATAGTTGCGAACAGTAAGTATAAGGTTGGTTATATTGTTACTAAATCTTCAAATGTTAAGAAGATTTCATTTAACAATACTAAGCTGCCAAGAGATTACTTCATTACTATGAAAACTGTTGATAAGGATGAGGAAGGTGTTCTGACTCCGTTTATTATGACAGCTTATAAAGCTACGATTCAGAGAAACTTTGAACTTTCATTCAGTTCTGAGGGCGATCCTGCATCTGTAACTCTGACTTTTGATCTTATGGAAGATGCCGATGGCAATGTTCTTGATATGATCGAAGTTACAGAAGATTAAGCATTAGATTTTAAGAATAAGGGTTAGGCTCGTTCTGAGTCCAACCCTTATTTTTTTACCGTAAATCTGATTGGTAAGGCAAACAAATTATTTTTATTGGAGGATAACTATATGCTTACAAACAAGATTTATAACATTTTAAACATAATTGCAACGATGATTTTGCCTACAATCGGTACTTTATATTTTGCCCTTAGTACATTTAAGGGTTTTCCATATGGAGAACAGATTGTTGGATTTATTGTGGTGTCAGTTTTAATCCTTAACATTATACTGTTTATTTCTTCGATGAAATATAACAAGCCAATGCATGGGGTTAAACCGATGCCTTGTGATACGGAGGCAGACTAATGGCATATACAAGAAGGCAAATGGTTGGTCTTGCACTGACATATAAAGGTGCAACGAGAGGTTCTTCAAAACATAGAGACCTTGTAAATACATTTAATGGATTAAAGCCTCATGGCGAAGTCGGCAATTACAGTTGCGCATGGTGTGCGATAAGTGTTACTGCATGGTTCTTAAAAGGCGGTTGGACTATGAAGAATATGGCTATGTCTTACAACTGCGGAACACTTATCAATGATGCTAAGAAACTCGGCATATGGGTAGAGAATGATGCTTATATTCCTAAGATCGGTGATGTCATTATCTATCATTGGGGTGACTCCGGCAGAGGCGATGATACAAGCGGTGCTTCACATGTAGGCATGGTTATTTCAGTCGGTAGTAATGAGTTCGATGTAATTGAAGGAAATAAGGGTTCAGGATACGTTGGGATAAGGACAATGAAGATAAACGCAAGATATATCAGAGGTTTTATTTGTCCTAAATATAAAGGAGAGGAATCCTTAATAACGAAGTATAAACCTTCTACCCCATTTACAGGTAGCTTGCCAACTACAAATGTAGTTTATGGTGATTCTGGAAAGAAAGTAAAGAAGGTACAGCAATTCTTAAATTGGGCGGTCAATGCGAAACTTGATGTTGATAGCGAGTGCGGTAGTAAAACTGTTATGGCTATTTCTATATTTGAAGCAACTTATAAAGTTCCAAATGCTGACGGTGTATTTGGCGCAGGATGTAGGAAAGCTGCAAAGACATTAATAGAAAAATATGCCGTTAAAGAACCTACTGTTAAAGAGGCAGAACAACCTAAGACTGAAACAAAAACTGAAAAAGAAACAAAAACAACTGATAAAAAGACTGCTACATCAAGTAAGAAGAAATCAGTTTATAAAGTGATTGATGTTTCTTATTGGCAAAAGAAAATTGATTGGAAAAAAGTAAAAGCAGACGGAATCGATGGAGCTATTATTCGTTATGCGGATGGTGACGAACTCGATTCTTATTTTGATACTAACATGAAGGGCGCGTTAAAACAAGGACTGCATGTTGGTTGTTACATATATAGTCGTGCAAAGACAAAGGCACAAGCCGAGAAAGAAGCTACAAGATTATTTGATGCTGCAAAGAAATACGATTATGATATGCCTTTATATATTGATCTTGAAGCTGATGGACTTGGAAAGTATGCAAATACTGTGGCAGATGCATTTATCAAGAAGATAGACGAACTTGGTGGTAAGCCAGGAGTTTATGCAAGTCTCACATGGTTTAATAATTACCTTACAAAAATTGCTGATAAATATTCTGATAGACCATTATGGCTTGCACAGCATAACACAAGGATTACACATAAAACCCCTTCCCTCTTTGGTATATGGCAATATACATCAAAAGGATCAGTTAAGGGGATTAAGGGTAATGTTGACATGGATCATTGTTATATCTCGTATTGGGATAAATAATCCGAGTTATATACATTAATCGTAATTATGCACTCATAAGAGTGCTGTAAAAAAAATACAATAAATAAATTCGTAAAAGTATTGATAGCAAATTTTATGAAAGGAGGATGCTATGGGCAATTATACAGGTACTTTTCCAGATATTAAAATGCACTATACACATGATGATGTAGTTGCAGATATGAATGCATGGGCTACAAAAATTGCTAATGATAATAGTTTTAAATATAAAATCTGGCGTTCAAGTGACCCAAAGACAAGAGAATGTCCAATTTGTAAAGGATACCCAAAAGACCCAAAAACGAACGATCCGGCTAAAGCTATTTTAGGGCATCATGGTTGGAATTGTATTGGTTTTGCATTTGCGGTTTGGCATCACGGTGGCAGATTAGGTACTTGGTGTAACTGCCATGTTATCGCTAATGACACAGCACAAAAAATTATAGCAGCAAAGACTGATGCAGAAGCTTTAAAGATTGCTAAGAAGTTTATCAAGACGAATGACTTAGTAGTAATTAGAGGTAAGAATGGTAAAAATATCCCTCAGTCTCAATGGAAAGCTGGGGATATTATGTGTCAATTTAAAGGCAATAAATATACTCATACTTATTACTACAGAGGTAATGGAAAAATTACTGATTCTACTGGGTCTGGCGGTAAAACAGCAGTTGATAGACAGATTGCAACAAGGAATTATACAAACTACACAGCAAGAATTATCTTTAGATATACAGGCAACGGCACTCAGTATAGAAATTATATCAAACATGGAGATACAGGCAGTCAGGTCAAGAAATTACAGAGATTTCTTAATTGGGCTGTAAGCGCAGGTCTTGTTGTTGACGGTGAGTTTGGCGATAAGACGAGAGTTGCAGTTAAGGCATTCCAAAAGAAATGTAAAATAACTCCTGATGGTATATTCGGTGAAGATTCTCTTAAAGCTGCGAAAAATTTCGATAAAATTGATCCTATAGCATCCGATCCGTTGGATTTCATTGCTGCTCCGGCATCTGTTGAGAAGAAGCCATATAGCGGTATATTCCCTACTTTAGTTTTGAAGAAAAATAACGCACAAGTTATAGATGATGCTGTTAGATGGGCGAGGTGGATATCCGGAGATAATGATTTTCATTACGGTTATACGGATAAACATGGTAGCACAGATAGCACAAAATGGAATCCAAATGCCCATCATAATGGTTGCTATTTCTGCGGAACTAATACTACAAAAGGCGGTCGTTCTAAAAAAGGTATCAATGAATATGATCATACATATTGCTGTAATGCCTTTGTACATGCTGCATGGGCGCATGGTGGTTGCATCCCTACTGCCCTTCAACTTTGCGCAAAAGGTTCTTCATGGGGTTTCTCTGTTAACGAAGGATATAATAAATCATCTCTATTTAAAAAGCTTGGACACCCATCAAAATCAAAGCTCAAAAAAGGCGATGTTCTCTGTAGTAATACACATGTCGCTTTATACATTGGTAATGGCAAGATAGTTCAGGCAAGTGGCGGCGATGATAATGTAAAGGGTTCTTCAAGATGGAAGAAGTCTATTAGTATCTGTACTCTGACTGACTCTGATTACAAGAAGTTTGTTCGAGTATATAGGTATAAATCTTCTGTTGATACAACTATGGTGATTAGTCACGGTGAAGTTAGTTCAAGAGTCAAAGATTTACAAAGATATCTCAATTGGTATTTTGAAAGAGAGGTTCTTGTTGTCGATGGCTTGTTTGGTGACACGACATATAAATATGTAAGAGTTTTCCAACTTGCTCAGAAGATTGCTGCCGATGGTATTGTTGGTGCAGATACAATTGCCAAAATGAAGATGGTGAAAAAGTAATGGAGGTACATACATGAAAGTTAAAACAGATACAATAGCAAGAACTATTATACTTGGTCTTGTAATAATTAATGCGGTTTTAAAAATAATGGGGATCGCACCTATTGAGATACAGGAAAGCTATATTTATGATTTAGTAACAGCCGTTACGGTTGTTGTTGTTCCAATTTGGACTTGGTGGAAAAATAATAGCTTTACAATTGGAGCTATAAAAGCCGATGAAATTCTTGAAATAATTAGAGAAGAAGGCATTCCAGCAGTAGAACAACTTATTGATATGTTTAAGAATGGCTATCGTGTAGATGAGTAAAAGAATACGGAGGAACTATGACTAAGAAATGCAGAGTTCTGATCAACAACGATTTAGTTACCGTTTTCAAATATGACGATATAGAGGTACAAGTCCCTTCTATTGGAAAAGAAGCGGATTTTGTAAATGTCGTAAAGGAAAACGATAGATATAAAGTAGTTGATGATAATTATGTCAAACCGGAGAAGGAAAAATCCGAGCGACATTATATAAAGAAAGATGAACCAATAAAGGTTAAGAAAACAACTAAAAGCGTAAAGGAGAATGATTCTCTTACGGAAGATAATTCTGTTGTAGAGGAATAATTTAAAGGTTGTATTTGATTTTATGATTAGGGAGGATAAACCAAAATCGGTACAGCCTCCCTTTTCTTTTGCGCTTTCAAGTTGCAATGAATGGAGAAAGAAATGACAAATATAAATTTTACAAATTTAGATGAAGTATTTGAGTGTTATGGGCGTGAAAATTTAGTTGCAATTGATAATTTATCTCAAATCTTCTTTTATACACAGCATGGTTGTCAGCCTGTATATGTCTGTGAACATGAATTAAAGAAAGGCAGGATCACTTGCTGGTATCTAAAAACAGAAACCAATTTTGTGTATAAAAAATGGATGGATAACCGCCCAGAAAAGAAATGCGAAATATAGGAAAAAAATTTGAAGATGATTTTGTGAAATCTATTCCGGATTATGTTTTGGCGTATAGATTACCTGATCCCCCTCAATCCTTTAGCAAATCTGCGAATTTGCGATTCAGCAATAAGAACCCTTTTGATTTTATTCTTTGGGATTCTCATGAAATGAAGCTGTACGCTTTAGAGATGAAAACGGTTAAGGAAAAATCTATTTCGTTTGAGAGAGAAAAAGACAGCAAAGGAAAGATTCATAAACATCAGATAGATGGATTAAATGAGTGGAATAAATATGATGGCATTATATGTGGATTTATTATTGAGTTTAGATCAATTGAAACTACTATTTTTATTTCAATAGAAGCTTTTAATAAAATGCTAATTTTAATCACAAAGAAAAGTTTTACTATACAAGATTTAGACGATAACAATATCCCCTACTTCATTATTCCACAAACAAAAAAGAGAACAAGATATAGATATGATACTGAATATTTTTTAACACAATTTTCGGAGGAAAAGAATGGGTAAACAGATTGAGTATAAAGATTATTTTACAGTTGCAGAATACTACTCTTTGGTCAATGAAATAGTTGATAGTTATTTTGATGAGGCTGGGAATTATGCTCCGCATATCGGAGATATGTGTACAATGTTAGCTTTTTATAATGGCTGCATTATGAATAAAAATCTTATTTCGGATATGGAAGTTATTACGGATATTTTCGATGCAGATGTGATATTTGCGAATGAAGAATTTTTAGAAGCGTTTAATGAAGCCATTACATTTGACGGTGATATTAAATATGATTTTGCCAATGCCTTCAAAAACGCTATGGAAATAATTCATAGCAGAATAAACTCCCCTACTTACGCTATTAGCCAGGCAACAAGACAAATTGGAGAATTAGTCAGTAATTTAGATAACATGATTAGTTCTGTTAATAATGTTATGAATGAAGAGACAGTTGATAAGCTTCTTGAATTTGCAAAGAATGTGTCGGATGGAAAATATGATGCAAAAGCTGTGACGGATGCTTTTACAGAATCAGAAGCCTTTAAAGCGATAATGGCTAAAGGAGAATAATCATGCCTGTTGCAACAAGTCTTGAACAGCTTCAAAAGCAAATTATGGATCAAATGGAAAAAGCTATGAAGCAAGTTGAGAAAAAATCAATCAAAAGAATTGATGATGCTTTGCTTTACTTCTATAGCGGTGGTACTCCTGTTATGTATCAAAGAACTGGACATCTCATGGACACGAGAGAAACTGATCCTGTTTATCGCGGTGGTTTAAGTGTGGAATTTAGAGCATTCCTAAATGAAGGAGTTGGTGGTTATTCTACAGGTGTAAAACCAAGCATGACTGCTGTACTGAATTTAACAAACTACGGTGTTGTTAGCGGATTGCGTCCGGCTGTCGGTAATCAAGGTTGGTGGCACAAAGCGGAAAGAGAAATCAAAAGTGATTTCGAAAGTACATTCGCAAGATATTTTCATTAGTTAGAAAGGAAGTGATTCAATGAATAAAGATGGTAGAAAAACTGTCTACAATAAAATCACAACCGAAGAAAAGTTAAAAGACATAAATCCAGAAAATATAGAATTAGAGAATGACTTTATAGAATACTTAGAATCTGTTGATCGTGCAAAAAGTACGATAAAACAATATCGTGCAAATCTGCATGTATTTTGGTGTTGGAATTTAGAGTATAACAAAAACAAATTCTTTGTAGATTTAAGCAAGAGAGAGATAGCAAAATTTCAAAATCATTGCATCAATGAATGGGGTTGGAGTCCGAGAAGAACGAGAACAGTTAAAGCTACACTGAGTAGTCTTTCTAATTTTATAGAAAACATTTTGGATGATGAATTTGATGGATATAAACCGATAGTCCGTAAAATTGAATCTCCTGCGGATGAAGCGGTTAGAGAAAAATCGGTTTTTCAAGAGGAAGATTTGCAGCTTCTTTTAGATAAATTGATTGAGAGAAAAGATTATCAAAAGGCTTGTCTTGTCGCACTTGCTATGTATAGCGGTAAAAGAAAAGCCGAATTAACGAGATTCAAAGTTTCTTATTTCCAAGAAGAGAATTTGATTTGTGGCGGTTCGTTATATAAAACGCCTGAGAAAATGGTTACAAAAGGTCGCGGATCACGAGGAAAATTATTAGATGTTTATGTTTTAGCTAAACCATTTCAACCGTATTTAGACTTATGGCTGAAAGATCGTGAGAAATTGGGAATATCTTCTGATTGGTTATTTCCGAAATATCAAGATGGAGAATGGCTCGATGAACATATTGGTATTACCACGCTTAACTCTTGGGTGAGAACTTTTTCAAATATAATGGGTAAACCAATTTATCTACATGCTTTAAGACATTTCTTCACTACTCAGTTGCTTGAACAGAATTTACCTGAGGCGGTCGTTCAAACCATTCAAGGATGGACGAGCAGCGAAATGCTCAGAGTTTACGATGATAGAACAAGTGATTCTCAACTTGAAAAATATTTTGGTGAAGATGGCATTAAACAAGTAGAAAAGCGCGGTCTAACTGATTTGTAGAAAGGAGGTAATCAATGTCTCAGTTTGAAGCAAAAGTAAAAGCTACATTAGATTTAAGTGGCATAAGCTCCCAACTGCAATCAATCGGAAAAGAACCGATAGTATTAAAAAATGTAAAAATCGGCAATGTCGATATGTCGGCTTTGCAAAAGCAATTCAATAGTATTGGTCGTAATGCTGGTAAAAGTTTAAAGAATGGTATGCAACAGGCTACAAAAAGCGGTTCTTCTTGGCGTAGCAATAATGTTAGCAAATATCTCTCTGATTACAACAAAGCATTAAAATCGGTCAATACTGGAAAATTAAACTCTGATTTACAATCAGTTAAGGCGAACTATGATAAGATTGCAAATTCTGGCAATACATTAAATACTACTATTCAATCTAATATCAATCAGTTGCAACAAATGGCAACGGCTATGCGTACAACTGAATCGAATGGTATTGATGGTTCTCGTAAACTTGTAAATCAGTATAGAGAGTATGATGCACTTTTAACAACTACTAAGAATCAAATATCGAGTGTTTCTGCTGAAATGAAACAGTTTGCGAGTGCATCACAAATCGCTTCATCTCAAAACAAGATGAATCAATTCTTAAACTCCGGCACTAAGGCTGCTAAAGAATATGGTGCAGAAGTTAGAAGATTAGTAAATGAATTGAATACTTTAAGCGAAAGCGGCAAGGTCAATTCGTCTGACTTAAAAAGGATTAACGAAAGATTTAACACTATCAGTCAAGAATCGAAAGCTGCCGGAAAGAATGTTGTAACTTTCGGTTCAAGAATGAAAAGTGCATTCAGTAAACTATCAAATTATGTTGGTGCTTCGACAATTATATATGGTTCTATAAGAACGATAAAATCAGGAATCAATGAAGTTGTGGCACTCGATGATGCTCTCGTTGATTTAAAGAAAACAAGTTCAGCTACAGGAAAGCAGTTGAACGATTTTTATTTTACAGCAAATGATAGTGCTAAGAAATTTGGTACTACTACTAAAGATATTATTCAAGGTGCAGCGGATTGGTCGCGTCTTGGATATAATCTGGAAGATTCCAAAACAATGTCAGAAGTATCGAGTGTATTCAAATCGATATCTCCTGGCATGACGATCGAGCAAGCTAATGACGGATTAATCTCCGTAATGAAGGCTTATAAAATCGAAGCCAGCGATGCGCTTGATGGAGTCGCAAGTAAAATTAACAAAATCGGTAAAGTGTTGCCGAAACATACGGTAACGTATGGAAATCCGAAATGGATTTTAGCAGATAACTATATCGGTCAAACGCTGGGAGCAGCATAGACCGAGGAAAGACTAAAAATTTATCTAATCACCCCTTGTAAGGAGGTGATTTTTTATTAGTGTTATAAATATGGTTGGCAATAGATATGGACATTTAGTTGTCAAAGAAATGTTGCCAAATTATAAAAATAAAAAGACTTTTTGTTTATGTGAATGTGATTGTGGTAATGAAGTGATAAGGCAAGCATATCCATTAAGAAAAGCAAGCACAGAATTAACTTCGTGTGGATGTATGAAAAAGGAAGTAATGAGAAGAACATTTGGCAAAGAAATTGACGGTCAAAGATTTGGGAGACTACTTGTTTTAGAAACGCTATGGAATGAAAAGAGACCAAAGGTTAAATGTCGTTGTGACTGCGGAACAATTGGTATTTATAATAAAAATGATGTTCAAACAGGACATACGACTTCTTGCGGTTGTTATAATAAAGAAAGAATAACTGAGACAAGTACAAAAGATTGGACTGGTTTTGTTTCTGATTGTGGGGTTAAAGCAATTACACCATATAAAAAGAATGAAAATGGAACATGGTTATGGTGGTTTGAATGTCCGATATGCCATGAAGAATTTGTTGCATTGCCAGCTAATATAAATGATAATTCCACTACTTCTTGTGGTTGCAAGATCACATCAAAAGGAGAGAAAATAATAAAACATTACATGAATAGTCATAATATTAGGCATATTCCACAATATACATTTGCTGATTGTAGATACACATATAAATTGAAATTTGATTTTGCAATAATTGATGAAAATGAACAAGTGATTGGTTTAATTGAATATGATGGAAAACAACACTTTGAACCTATTAAATGGTTTGGTGGAGAAGAGAGTTATAAATTAATGGTAATAAGAGATAATATTAAAAACAATTATTGTAATGATAATAAAATTCCATTATTAAGATTAAATTATACTCAAAACACAGAACAAATAGAGGAAGAATTAGATAAATTTTTAGAATCCGTAACGACTACAGGCGGTACTTGGTAACAAGTATTGTGAAGTTATCCTCCCTCTTTGGGATGAATATATAGTCTGAACTCACGCTATAACTCATTAAAAAAGAAACGTGAGAGTAAGGATTAACGTCCTTACCGCCATATAAGAATATGGTCAGTAGCCTCAATTAAAGGTGAAAGTAACAGATTTTTTTGAACACACAAGCAGTATCAAATCAAGACATTGTAGAGTTTTTAACCAGATCATCGTCAGCTATGGCTGCCGCAAACAACACTCTTGATGAAACAATAGCTCTGGGAACAGCAGCTACAGAAGTCACAAGGGATGCTGCAAGTGTCGGTAAACAGCTTGCCGACAATAAAAATGGCTATATCGGTCAAAAGCCGGAGGCGGCATAGACCGAGGAAAGACTGTATTATTGTAATCCTTCTATATAAAAAATGAATACAATAATACAGAATCCGTAGAGACTGTAATACCAAATACAGTAATGTAGTTGGTTCAGCCATTCATAGAAGATACAGTCCGAACCGCAACTATAACCTAATCATGAAATTGCGGAGTTAGCCAGAAATGACTAACCGCCATCAAATGATGGTCAGTACCATTAGAATATGGGAAAGTAACAGATTGACAGCTTTGAAAACATTATCAATGCGTATCAGAGGATATGATGAAGAGACCGAACAATACATTGGCGGTGTAGAACAACTCTCCGGAGATATAGCCGATCTTACAAAAACTGCTGATCATCCGGAAGGCATATCCTTATTTACTGATAAAAATAAAACTGAGTATAAATCTACCGTAGATTTACTTAGAGATATTTCTAAAATATACGATGATCTTACTGACAAACAACAAGCTCGACTATTAGAAAAATTAGCAGGAAAGCGGCAAGGTCAAATCGTTTCCGCGATTCTTGACAATTTTGATGCCGTAGAATCATCACTTAAATCCATGTCTGAAAGTGCCGGTTCAGCTATGGCAGAGATGGAAACCGTATCGGAATCCCTCACATTTAAACTTAATGCACTTAGAGAAACCGGAGTAGGCATTGCTCAGAATCTTTTCACAAGGGAAGATATGGGTGTAGTCGTTGATGGACTTACACAAATTCTTGGAATTATTGATTCTATCACAGGAGAGATTGGTTTATTTGGAACTGTAGGAACAGGAGCAGGAATCGCTGGCATATTAAAGATTGCTAAATTAGGCGGTGTTGAAAAATCCTTTGCTTCTTTAGCAAAATATTTAGGATTATCTACTACAGCTTTAGGATCATTTATTGGCGTTTCTGCCGGAATTGCCGGAACAATTGCACTTATTGATCTTTGCACTACCTCTTTTGGTGAAATGCAAAAGAAAGCCGAAGATTCAAGAAAATCATATAATGAAACTCAATCGAGTTTAGAATCTTTAAATAAAGAGCTTTCGGAAAATAATATTCGCAGAAAAGAATTACAGAATAAAGATAAGTTATCTATAAATGAACAACAAGAATTAAATAATCTTGAACGGCAAAATAGACTTCTTGAAAACCAAATCAAACTGCAAGAGAGGCTTGCCGAGATTCAAGGTCGTAGTGCAGCAACAGCGGCTAATGAGGTTCTTAGTAAACCTGATTCATTTGGTTCATTATCTTTAATAGATCGGTATAGTGCAAGACAAAATCAGCTTAATTCTCTTAATAGGCAAGAAGAAGCACTCAGCACAAAGATGCAACGCTATACTCCGGAAGATATGGCAGATGTTTCTCCATTTGCAAGGAATGCAAGACAACAGGCTTATCAAGATGATAAAGCAGAATTAGAACGCATCCAACAAGAATCACAAGAACTTACGCAGAAAATGTCGGAAGATGCTGCGACAATGCAAGAGAATTACGCCTCCCTCTTTGATGCTAACGGAAATGTTTACGAGGGATGTGTTGATACTGTTCGTAAATACAATGAGGCAGTTTTATATTCTGGAACAGCTACCGAAGTTGCGGCTCAAAAGCAACAAGCCTTATCGGACATCATAAGTGAATATGTTCCGAAAGCAGATCAAGCATCTTTCTCTATGGAGAAATTTACCGAAAGCATTGGCGAAGAAAAACTGTCTGATTTACAGACTCAGCTTGCCGAAGCAGGATTATCTCTTTCAGATTTTGAATACTCATTAAGTGATGTTGGTGACACTATCGCTCATGGCGATTTGAAAGATGGTGCAGAGGATGCTGTTAAATCTTTAGAAAAACTAAGTAAATTTAAAGATGAAGTTGGTATAGGTTCTGCCCTAACTATTACAGCCGAAGGCGATGATTATAGAAAAGTTCTTGAAAGAAATATCAATCAAATGAACGATTTGAAGCTTCGTCCTGATGTTGATACTTCTGATATTGAAAACGCAAATAAAATAATTGCTTATTGTGAATCGGAATTACAAGAACTTGATAAACCTGCGATACTGAAAGTAGACACAAAAGGCTTATCTAAGGGGCAAAAAGAACTTGTTAGTTTATTAAATGAATTTAATCAAGTTTCAAACCAAAGAGATATAGAAGTTTCAGTTGGAGCAGATACATCTGAATCAGATGCTAAATTAGCAGAACTTCAAGGGAAAATCCAAGATCAATCTGCGGAATTGGAAATTGATGCAGAAGTAGATACCTCTTCTGTTGATAGTATTAAATCAGCGTTGCAGAACAACGATTTTGCAGTTGCATTAGATATGAATGTTGATCCACTTCCAGATCAAAATGCTAACGGAACAGTAAACTGGAAAGATAATTATGATAAAATGCCAGACCAAACTGCTAACGGAATAGTAAACTGGAAAGATAATTATACCAACACTCTATCTGTTTCAAATCAATATAGATACATATATTGGACGAATGTATCAACTAATTCCCCACCATCAGGCGGTGGAAATCGAGCAAATGGTTCTGCCCACGCTTACGGCACATCATATGCCGGAGGCTATTGGGGCGTTGGCGCAGGTGGTCGTACTTTAGTGGGCGAATTGGGTATTTCGTATGCCCCTCTATACAGTAATGTATAGAGCAAATTTATCTAATTGCTGGAACATCCTTAGAGTCATACAGACTACAACGCAAGTATGAAAAATGACTAATCGTGAAAGTTTGAAAACTGTATGAATTGGATAATCAGCAGCCAAGTTCCGAATAGGAAAAGGTTCAACGACTATCCCTTTTAGGGAGTAGGATTGCAAGCGATTGGTAATCCGAAATGGTAAATATGTGAATTATATATCACATAAAGATATAGTCTAATCTCATGCGAAAGTATGAGGATTGTTTTACAATCTCGCTGATGTAGCGAATCAGCGAAAATATAAATGGAGGAAATCGTAGTAGACCCTCACAATGCAACTTGGCATACTGTTGGCGAAAAAGGCGCAGAATTCGTTGATTTGCCAAAAGATGCGATTGTATTTAATCACCTCCAATCTCGTTCATTATTAAATAATGGATATGCTCTTGGTCGTGGAAGAACTATGGCTAATGGTTCTGCCCTCGCAGAAGGAACTGCTTACGCAAAAGGCGGTGGAAAGGCTTTAGAGAAATTCCAAAATTGGTTTGAGAAATTATTTGATTGGATCGAAATACGCCTCGAACGCCAGACCAAAAAGATAGAAAGATTCACAAAGCGTGCGGACTTAAATATTGAGCGTGGCAATTACGACAAAGCTGCAAGTCAATATTCGTCTGCTATTACCGCTTCTCTTACGCAAATCGGAAATGAAAGCATAGCGTCTAATCGTTATCAAAGTAAAGCCAATTCTGTGTTGAATCAAGCTGTTAAGAGAAAACTAATCAGCAAAAAAGCTGCAAAGAATATCCGTAAAGGTGTTGCAAATGGTAAACTGAATATTTCGTCTTACGGCAAAAAGATGCAGGAAGTCATAAAGGATTACCAGGAATTTTATGACAAAGCGCAAGATGCTAAAGATGCTGTTGATGAACTCAGAGAAAGCATTTATGACTACATCAAGAGTCTTAAAGACCTTCGTGATGCTCAAAGGGATGCTAAAATAGATTTAGCGGAATCTCTCTCGACAATTGCGACAAGTGGTTCAAATGCTACAGGCGCATTTGCTATGAGTCAATTGGCAGCAAGGAATGAACTTCTCTTATCACAGCAATCCGCATACGATGAAAACGTCACATCAATTGAAAGTGATTTTGCAGCACAAGAAGATAAAGCAGCAAATTCAGCCGGAAAGAAAGCATCAAAAGCGTATAAAACAAAGAATGCTAAAAAGCGGAAGTATAAGGGAAAGAAATTATCAAAGAAACAGCTTAAAGCATATAGGAATGCTATAAAGAAGGCACAAAACTGTATAAAAGAAAAAACCGCAATCGCATCCGGTACTCTTAAAACTATCAGAAAATATAATCCAAGTTTGTATGTTAGTTTCGTTTCATATAATGAAGGTTTAACGACAAGTAAAGATATTCAGAAGATATTAGAAGATACTCGTCTTGAAGCTGCGGTTAATTATGCTGAAACAAGTGCCGAGATATTCCAAAATATGCTTGATATGACAGAAGCACAAAATGATCAAGCAGACAGCCGAATTGATGTTTTGTCAAAACAAGCAGATGCAGCAACAGGGTTTACTGCAAAGAACAGCTTACTTGATCAGGCTTCAACATACTACTCTGCTATTGTTGACAATGACAGAGAACTTGTTAATAGATTAAGTGATTCTGTAAATTCTTATATTAGTTCAGTGTCAGATATGTCTGGCGTTACGAGCAAATTAAAGAAATTATCAAATAATAATAAGACTCGTAAAGCAGTTGAACAATATATCGAAGCTGCAAAAAGTGCTGTTAATTCCAGGAAAGAAATCAGTGCTTCTATAATTACTAAACTTGCCGAATACGTTTCTAAAGGCTATGTATCTATGGCTTTCTATCAAGCATGTTATAACTATAACATGGCTTTGACTTCATATAACGAAGCGCAAGCACAATTAGAAATTGACGAAGCAACAGCTAAGATCGAACAAGCTGCACTTGGTCGGCAGAAATTTGAGAATGTGCAGCAAGAATTTACTAATGAGCAGAATACTATTACTGCCGATATGGATTTATTGCAAGCACAGCAAGATTTGAAAACTACAAGAGGATTATCTTTAAGTAGTTATGATTATGGTTCATTGATCGGTAATAGTATGCGTCTGCAAGATTCTTATACCAGAGAAATTAGTGCATTAAATGAAGTAATTGCTGATAATTTAGCCAAAGGTCTTTGGACTACAAGCAGTCAGGAATATATAGATGCTACTAATGCTGTCTCTGATTATAGAACTAAGATTCAAGAGTGCGCTAAAGATCAAGAAGAATATAATAATGCAATCGCACAATTGCCTTATGATGTTCTTGACAAAGCACTCGCTCGTCTTGACTCTATCGAGAAATATTACGAATCCATTCTTGATTTGAATGAACAACTTGGTCGTGATTCTTCTGAACAAGATTATACAAATCAAATTGATGCTAACCTTTCTAAGTTAGCCGATTTGGAAAGTGAAGCAAATCAAGCATATCGTGATTGGCAAAAGGCATTAAGTTCAAGCGATAGAGTGTATGGCGGCAAAACTGCTGATGAATGGGAAACCGCTTACATGGGATATAAAGCGGATGTCAATTCTTTACAGGCAGATATTGATAAACTCAGGGATGCTTTGCGTGATGATGTGTATTGGCGTTCATTCGAGCGTGCGCACAAAGCAGCAGAAAAGCTTAGTGATACTTTAAACGGCTTATCTAATTTGATTGATGATGATATGTTGTTTGATAGAGAACATAACTTTACAGATTATGGTATTACCAGAGTCGCTTTGTTAGCAAAGCAGTTTGAAGCAACAAGGGATGAAGTTGGCAACTACGCTAATGACATTAAGAATCTGAATAACCTTTATGCACAAGGCATGTACACTCAGGAAGAGTATTTTGATAAACAAGCCGAATTACAAAAAAATCTCTTATCCTCTGCATCCGATATGAAGGGATATATAAATGAGATTCGTGAAATGTATAAGGATATTGATCAGGCAGAACTTGATGCTTTGAAGAAACTTGTTGACTCACGAAATAAGGCTTTATCAGCCAAAAAGTCATATTATGATTATGATAAGACAATAAAAGATAAGACTAAAGATATTCAAGAGTTGACTGCACAGATAGCAGCACTTGAAGGAATTGGAACGGCAGAAGCTAAAGCATCTATGGCGAGGCTACAAGAACAGCTTGTAGAAGCGCAAGAAGATTTAGCTGAAACTCGCAGAGATCATTATTTCGATTTATCGTCCGATGCCCTTGATGAGATGCAGGACATTCTCAGTGAAGAGTTTGACGAAAAATGGGAAAAACTCGGTGTAAATCTCGAAGATATGAAACAACTTCTTGCTGATGCTAAAACAATTCAAGAAGATAATGCAGCTTTAGTTTCAAAATCTTTAGAAAAGTTGCTTGCTTTCTATGGTGTTTCTGGTATTCAAACCCACTTTGCATCCGGAACACGCAGAGTAGGAAGTAGTCTTGTTGGTTTATCAAATGAAGCTGGAAGTGAATTGCTTGTAACTAAGAACGGCATAATATCACATTTCAATCCTGGTGACGGAGTAGTACCTTCTGCCCTCACCCAACGCTTGTATCAAATGGCATCAGGCAGAATGCCTATAAACGCTAATGGTACATTTGGTGCAGCCAGTGTTAATCAACACTATGATAATTTAATCAATATAGAGGGAAATGTTGATCGATCTGTTGTCGAAGAACTTAAACGGTTTAGTCAAGATTTCTTAGAGCAATCATATAACTATACTACTGAGCGTATCAAAAAAGATTTCGTAAGAACGGGTGGTACGAGAAGAATATAGTTAAGTACATGGGTAGTCATTTCGGTGACTACCCTTTTTCTTATAAGGAGGGCAATTTTAATGATAAGTGAAGATTTTATGTTTGGTGATTCGTGGCTATCTGAATGGTCAATGAAGATGTACGATCCTGAAAACTCTCAATCTTTTGTTTCAAGAAGTATTGATAAATCAGAGATCACTTCATTAAGAGCGAAACCAAACCATTTCGGCACAACATATTCAGATGCCCTTGTTTTGGATTTTTTAATTATCAAAGATGAAGATGAATGTGAAACTTGGGAAGATTTTAAATTAACAGGTGATGATATTCATTATCTCAGAGGATGGCTTGAAAGTCCAAAGAAACCAACTGAACTTGTTGTGCCATTAAAACAAGATGATATGACTGCCCATTATTTTGGAGTGTTTACTAATGTGCAACCTTTCAATCATCGGGGAGATTGTTTTGGTTTATATTTACAGTTTACTTGTAATGCACCTTACGCATATTCAGATGAAAGAAAATCAGTTTTCAAAGTTACAGATGGTAGCGCAGCAGTTAATGGAAGAGTCATAAATCTTTCTTCGGAACATCAAGAATATTTAAAACCAAAGGTAATAATTACATCGTCAAGTACATTTGGTAGTGATGAATCTTTAGAGATAAAGAATACATCAGATAACAATAGCATTATGGCTATTACTTTACCGGAAGGAAAATCCCAAATCACAATAGATTGCGAACAAAAAATAGTTACAGATCAAAATGGTAAATTAGTTTCTTTGGGAGATATTGGCGTAGTTCCATCTGAGGCTGATAATTATAATTTCATATCTACAGATATGGTTCTTTTTTATTGGCTTTCCTTTGTTCCGAATGAAAACAATTTAGTATTCACTCCTTCGGATGGAAATACTATTGAAGATATACAAATTCGTTATAGAGATATTTTAAAGGCAGGAGGTTTCTAATATGTTTACAATAGATATTTATAATAACCCCACTCCTTTAAGTATTTATTTAGCAAAAGCAGATAAGACGATCCTCGGTTGTCTTGATAATATCATAGATCAATCAACAGCATCTTTAAGCATACATTTGAATCGGCAATATGAATTAAGTTTTGAAGTTACAAATAATGATGATATATCTAATTGGTACAGCTATATCCATGAAGGTATGTATCTTTATGTAGATCATGTTGGATTCTTCAAAATGATTCATCCGGAAATATTAAATGATGAAAATAAAAGCAGAAAAAGTGTTAAAGCATACTCTATTGATTCAGAACTTGAAGATAAAAACATAGATTTATCTATCAATACAGGTAAGAAAACATCAATGGAATATCTTGTAGAATATGATTCTGACGAAACGGATGAACTTGTTAATCCATATACAGGCATACCTTATGATTGGATCGTATTATATAACACATTTCCAGAACAGCTTACCGAATTTTTAGCATTATTACGAAACGGACATTTTGGTGCTGAAAATGCAAATGGAGATATTGTTGTTTCTGATGCTGAAAAGGTGCAAGAAATAACAGACATTACAACACTCATTCCTCGATTGAAGAATAGAGCGATTTATTTTGATAATGAGGATGGTACAAAGGATACTAATTTTGTCGAATATATTATTCCTCAGTACAATGGCGAAACTTCAAGAAACGTAGAATTTACTTTGCCATTAAACAGATATTCATACACTATTAGTATAGCGCAAATTGATAATTGCATCGGTGTTTCTTATGTACCTGTTACATGTGATTTGCGTATCAGCTATGCGTATGTACATGATGGTGAGACATCACATAGAGTTTGTTCAAAGCGTATCAACTCCCCTACTATTCAAGAAACTATAAATCGTTCTAACGGACAGATAACTTCATATGATTACACCTATGTTTTAAGTGACAATATATATGACTACCAAAATATGCTGATGAGTGCGGTTTGGTATGCTACAGGTATTTCTGATTTGGAGAATGTCACTATCGAAAACGTATATGCAGTAACTTCATATAAATACTCTTATTCTCTGACCGAGGGAAATGTAGTATCTTCATATATTCTTACCGATTTATTAGATGGCAGAATAAACTATCTGATTCAGTTTTACACAAAATATAGAAATCAGTTAAGTATGCTCCCTATCATTCTGGAAAACACAGGATGGACGGTTGGAGATATATACGGTGTTGAAAACGGTGATTATTCTTTGGCTAATAAGAAATATCAATTTGAAGCAAATGAAACCGTTTATTCATTCTTGACTCAATCATTGTCAAGTTCAGCCGAATGTATAGTCACCTTTGATTTATTAAATCGCAAAGTCAATCTAACGCCTGTGTCGGAAATTGGTTCTGATACAGGTATTGTTTTAGGATATGACAATTTAGTTAATTCCTTAAAAATCAATACCGAGGAAGATAGATTAGCTACTCGATTATATGTTACAGGCGGTGATGATTTAGGAATCACAAGAGTAAATTTCGGTAGTCCGTATGTCGAAGATTTGGGATATAAAATGAACGCTGTCAATGAAGATGGTGACAAGATATATGTTTCTGATTCGCTGTCTGAAAAATATAATGCGTTTAAAGAATTTCGTGAGCAACAGCGCGAAGAATATATCACCTTGTCGAAGCAGTATGAAACTTATGCTGCTGAAATATCAGAAATTGAAAATCGTGTTCCTAATGATGAACTCAGTAATGATTGGAGTACATTCACTATAGATGAACTCAAAGCTATGCTGACTCATTATAAGAATCTGTTAGCGACTTTGAAAACTCTGTATAAGAATGAATACGGTGACGCAGGACTCAATATTGATGGCAGCATTAAAGAATCATATATAAAGACTACACCATATTGGTGGGATTATTGCGCTTATAATTCGTTGATAGATGAAGTTACCTGTGCAATTGTTGTTTATCCGAACTATAACGATCAATCCTATTGGACGGATGAACAGATAACTTTATATAGGAATAAGATCAAAGAATGGGAAACAAATTGGAGCTTGTTCGGAACTATTGAATTACAAGCCAAAATAGATACTTATAAGCAGAATATGGATTTAATGCTTGAAGAGCAAGAAGGCGTAGGCAGCGGAGAATCGGCTTCGATTGTAATTCGTAAAAATTCATCTGGCTATGAAATCAAGACTTGGAATGAACTTACTACGGCAGAGAAATCATCGTATGGTAATACTTCCCTTTTATACCGCTATGATGATTATATGGTTTATTACAACAATGTTTTATCTGCACAAGCATATCTTGAAACTCTGCAAACGCAGATTGATTCATTGAAGCAATTACAAAATGATATTCAATCTCAAAGAGTTGCGATAACTCAAAGCGTCCAATACGATTCTTATTTTACTGCTGATGAATGTAATACGATTTATAGATTACTGCGTGATTCTGATTATGAAAATGAAAATATAATAACGACTTCTATTGATTCTACGTCACGCAAAATAGATATAATGCGTGAATTATTAGAAGATGCGAAAGACAAGGTTTCTGAAACTTCAAGACCACAATTAGTGTTTTCTGTTGAAGCTGATAATTTATTAGGTCTGAGTGAATTTGAACCATTTTGGGATTCCTTTAATCCGGGAAATTATGTTTTAGTTCAATACAGAGATAAAACTTATGTCAGGCTTCGCATGATTGGATTTACTTTCAATCCTTGCCTGCCTTCTTCAAATAGTTTGTCTATCGAGTTTTCTAATTTTACTCGGTCAAGGTCTGATTATAACGATTGGGGTTATTTACTTGGAAACGGATCGGGCAGCGGTGGACGCAATTCATCATCTGGTAATGATGGTTCAGGCGGTTATGGTGAATCTGATGATATTGATGTAACACTCAGTAATACTATGCTTGCCAAGTTATTAAATTCGGAAACATTCGGTACAAGAGTTACAGATATTATCTTAGATACTATTGATGTAAATAAGATAACCGCTCGGCTTGCCACATTTGGCGGTTTGGCGCAAGGTACAACTTGGATTGACGGAAAATGTATCACGACAGGCTACATCAAAGACATTAACTATAATGGTTTGAATGGCGGTGTTGATAATACAGAAGGATCGATTCTGAATCTCGACACAGGATTATTCAATTTTGGTGGCGGTAGGTTTAAATACGATGGAGTAACATTAAGTGTTGATGGTCATGTAAAAGCCATTTCTTTATCAACAGGAAATAAGACTTCTAATCTTACAGGGCAGACCGGACTTTATATTGATTCAAGCGGAAATCTATATGCAGGTAGTAACAATGAAGTCCAAATCGGAAGTAGTGGCACTCTGACTTTAGGGACAGACAAACTTGTATTTAATGGTTCTTCCCTTTCTGTCAAAGGTGCGGTTTCGGCTACTTCCCTTTCTGCTGGCAATAAGACTTCGAGTGCTACAGGTCAGACTGGACTTTATATAGATTCAAACGGAAATTTATATGCAGGTAGTAACAATCAAACGCAGATCAATTCTGATGGAACATTTAACCTTGCTTATGGAAAGTTGGTTTATAATGGCTCAACTCTTACTATTGATGGAACTGTCAAAATTGGAAATATTACATTAAATGGATTAGTCAGTGATGTTAATGATGCTGCGTCAGATGCGAGTAGCGCATATAGTTATGCTTCAAGTGCATACTCTGCTGCAAGTAACGCTGCCAAAACCGCAACTAATTTTCTTTCCGTTACAAACTCAGGTTTAGTTATTACATCATCAAGCACAAATGGGAGATGCATCATTACAAGTGGCGGAATGGATGTCTACGATGGTTCTACCCAAATAGCAAGTTTTGGTTCTTCGATAAGATTGGGAGAAGCCAATTCATATAATATGTATATTAGTGGTAGTACAGTACATTTTAGAAACAGCTCTACAGATAGAGGGAAAATTGACTTAAATGATGGTGGCTATAATTTGACCTATCGTAGTTATGGTTCAGGTGTATTTAGAACCGATGGAGATATGCAAATATATAGTGGGGGTTCAACAGAAGCATCTTCCTCTGGTGGGGCTTTGCACATTTGGGCTGGTAGCGGCGGTGTAAAAATTGATTCGGCTGGTTGCGGTCTTGTTTTAAGAAGAGAGGTTTCTTCTAACGGTAATGGCATATTTAGACCGGACGGAGATCAATCTGTTGTAAGTGGTACTTCGTCAAACCGTTGGGCGGCTGTATATTGTATTAACTCTAACAATAGTACATCCGATAGAAAAGAAAAAGATGTAACTGGTTCTATTAGTTTTGCGCATGACTTAATAATGGGCTTAAATCCTGTTGATTTCTATTGGAAGCATGGCGATCATCGCCGTACTCGCATGGGGTTTATTGCGCAAGATGTGGCAAGTTGGTGTAATAGTAGAGATTTGAATTTAGCTCTATATAGTGCCTCTTATAAAGATGATGAACTTGTTCCATATTATGGAGAGGATGTAGATGATAACGAATTAACTTGGGGTATGTGCTACGAACAATTGATTGCTCCAATGGTAAAAGTCATTCAAGAACAACAAAGTGAAATAGATCAATTAAAGGAGGCTGTCAATGAATTATATAGTAATTGAAATTCAAAAGAGTAATAGCGTAGCAACGCTTGTTGACTCATATGATAATAGAAATGATGCGTATAGTAAGTATTATTCTGTTCTTTCATACGCAGCAAAAAGCCAATTGCCGCTTCATTCCGCTGCAATTTTAACGGAAGAAGGACAAGTGATTGAACATAAATTTTTTGCGCACAGTCAAGAAGATAGTGATTCTTAATTAAGAATTTAGGAGAAAGATAATGAAATATAAAAATTTGGAAATAATAAATATATATCAAATATTGGATAGTTTATTAGGAATGAAATTTCCTCAAAAAATATCATATGCCATAATAAAAAATCTTAAAAAACTTCAACCGGAAGTAGATACCTATGAAATGGCGTTTCGTCAGCTTGAAAAAAAGTATGACGATGATATTAAAAAGGATGATGATGGAGAAATTATAAGAGCGGATAACGGTTCACCTGTTTTCAAACTTGACGGACATTTTGAAGATTTCCGCGAAGAATATCAGGAGCTTGCAGACATAGAACTCGATATAGACCTTTATCATATTGACGAAGAATTATTCAATTATGATGATAATAATGGCAAGTATGATGTACTTGCACCAAAAGATATTATTATTCTTCAAAGCATTTTATGTGAAGAAGAAAACGATAAACAGAATGAGGAAAACGAGGATAAATAACTCGTTCTGTTATCTCTAATAGTTTTCAAAAGCGGTATTCGTACCGCTTTTATTTTTACCGAAAAGGAGAATAATATATGGAAATTTTAATAGCTGTCGTTAATCAAAAATTAAAAGTTACGACAAACCTTAAAACACTTATTGAAGGTACACAAAATTTTATAAAGCTGGTATTTAATTTACCAAGCGAATGGGATAGTCTTACTACATTCGCTCAGTTTGGTCAAGAGGGAGTATTTTATAATGTTTATCTCGATGAGGATAACGGAGCTTATTTACCATCGGAAATACAACCTGGAACTTGCACCGTTATGTTATATGGTAGTGATGAAGATGTAATTGCTACTACAAATTATTTAACTCTGAATATTGATCCTAATATTCTTGTGTCTGATGCTCAAAGTACAGATATTTCACAATCATTATATACACAGCTTGTAACAAGAGTAAATAATCTTACTACATGGAATGAACAAAACTCTGCTGAGTTAGTTGCAGCCGACAGAGAATTACAAAGACAGATTAATACAAAAGCGGATCAGTCGGATATAGATGATATTGGAACAAGCATCAACAGTATAAATAGTGCATTATCATTAAAGGCTTCTCAGGCACAAGTCGATAGAATGGCACAACAGCTTGACGCACTTGAAAACAGTGATGTTATCGCAAATGCTATTGATGATGCTGTACAGGCTGAACTTGCTGAACTCATTTCTTCTGGTTCTATGGCTGCGCTGAGTATTGCAGACGGTACTTTATCAAGATCAAAAGTCGATACCGATTTTGAATCAACGCTTGTAAAAGCAGATAATGCTATGCAACCGTCTGTCTATGACCCTCAGAACAGACGAGTAGATATATTCGATTATGCAAAAGCAAAGGCTGACGCAGTACAACTTGACGTTGATAATTTGGCAAGTATTGTCAGAGCAGCCTATCAAGTAAGCGATACGCTCACCTATAATAATCTGCATGATGCGCTTCAAGGCATACTGATGCTTGCGAGAAACTACACTCAGGCTGCATTAGCTGACTATGACGCATTTTCAATCACAATTGTTAATGAACTGCCAGCGGTCGGAGAAAATCGTACATTCTATTTAATACCAAATTCATCAGGCAGTTTTGATAAATATTGGTGGATTACAGATGAAAATAATGTATCAAGATGGGATACATTCGGTAGCGCAACAACATTAGTAGTAACTGAATTGCCAGAAGTCGGTGATGAAGATACAGATTACATTCTCGCAAATAACGGAACTTATATTTACTATAAATATATCTCAGGATATTGGGAAATCGTTGGTGGTTCAGTAGCAGAAGTATTATCTGCCCTTCCTGAAAGCGGAAACGAATATACTGATTATTATGTTCTGAACTCAGCAGGATTATATCAGCATTATAGATGGATTAATAATGCTTTCCGTCCTATCGGTTCAGATGCTTACACAAAGAGTGAAATCGATGTAATGACAAGCGCACTTAATGACCAAGTAAGTGTTAATACGCAGAATATTACAGGACTGAGCAGAACACTTGAAAGGCTTGCACAACAAATCAATTCTATTGATGTTGAAGGACTTTCATACTATGCGACATTAACGACTGAAAATAATCAGACTTATGTATATACATTATATGAAGTCGATGGTTCGACAGAAACAGTAAAAAGTCAGTTCACACTTCCGAGTGGTGGCGGTGGCGGTTCAAGTTCTACTACAAATCTTGTTGTAGATAAGATCACCCCATCCCCTATTATTTGTACTACCACTGATCCTGTTCTGATTGTTATTGATTATTCATCGACAGATTCAGACAATGAATATGTAGATGGTACATATACAATTAAACGTGGCTCAACAACGGTTATGAGCGGAAACCTTGTACAAGGCAGAAATACCTTTGATATTACTGATTATTGTTCTATTGGAAGTCAGAAGTTTACGCTGACTGTCACAGACGAAGGCGGCTCTATCAATGTAAAGAGTTGGACTGTTCAAGTAACGGATGTAAGACTTGAATCAAATTTCAGCGATAGGAATACTTATCCTGTAGGTTCAGCGGTTAACTTTACATATACACCTTATGGAGCGATTCAAAAAACTGTTCATTTCAAGCTTGATGGCGTTGAATTAACATCTGTAACAACCTCTGCATCCGGCGTATTACAGTCATATTCTCTCCCATCACAAGCACATGGAGCACATTTACTTGAATGTTGGATGACAGCGGAAATCAATAATGTAGAAATTGAAACAGAACATATCTTCAAGGATATTATGTGGTACGATTCGGAATCTACAGTACCAATTATCGGCTGTATTTACAGATACGATCATTATGGTGAAGTTGAAGCGAAACAGTATAATACCGTTACAATTCCTTATGTTGTTTTTGATCCAAGAACTACTACCCCATCTGTTACATTATCAGTAGACGGTGAAATTGTTAATACTCTGAGATTATCTTCATACGCTAATACATGGGCGTTCAAGTCAGAAGAAATTGCTTTACATGAATTGACAATTACTTGCGGTGCTACATCAGTAACCATCAAGGTTGATGTTGCAGAACTTGGATACGATATATCCCCTGTCACAGCAAATCTCGAATTTGATTTTAACCCTGTTGGAATGTCTAATAGTAGCGCAAACAGGCTTTGGCAAGATGCTAATAATGCTAATGTCAAAATGTCTGTATCTGAAAACTTCGATTGGAATAACGGTGGTTACAATCTTGATTCTGACGGAAATCAATATTTCTGCGTAAAGGCTGGAACAAGGGCGTATATTAGCTATAACTTATTTGCTAATGATCCTAAACAATCCGGTGCGGAATTTAAGGTTAGATTCAAGACAATGAATGTCAGGGATAATCAGACCACATTCCTGTCTTGTTATCCTACTGAGGATAATGTAAAGGTTGGATTAAAGATGAACGCTCACGAAGCGTATCTGTACTCGTCAACTGATAATCTTTATACTCCTTACAGCGAAGAGGATATTATTGAATATGAGTTTAATATCAATCCGCTTGATACGGAAAATGAAGATGCGACATCATATATTATGAGTTACGAGGATGGTGTTGCTGCTCGTCCAATGCTTTATAGTGATGCACACAGACTTTATCAGTATCAGCCTGTTCCTATCACTATCGGCTCAGATGATTGTGATGTATACATTTATAGAATGAAAGCATACTCTTCGTCTTTGACCGATTCAAATATCTTGAAGAACTTTATTGCTGATGCGCCAGACGCAGAAACAATGATTGCAAGATATGAGAGAAATCAAATCTATGACGAGAATAATACATTAACACCGGAATCGGTTGCTAATGCTTGTCCGGATTTGAAAGTTATAAAAATCGATTGTCCTCATTTTACTAACGATAAAAAGGACTATGTTAAATATACGAATGTTGAGTGTATTCATAAAAATGGTGATCCTATTTTAGATAATTGGAGATTCGTCAATGGTTATCATGCTGGGCGAAAAACTTACCCACTATCTATAGAAATATAGATATATTTACTGCGGAAGAAATCTGGGATGCTGAAATGCAAATCAGAGTGGAAGGCTATGTGTAACAATATAGTCACACGCAACGCATAGGAAGTGAAACTGCATAGCAGAATATAATCTTCCCACGAGTCCGCAGCACAATCACATATAGGGTGATTTGAGCAGATTAGCGAACTGCAAACCTAACGCTATAACGAGGGTGAAAAGATATGCTGAACTAATAGGAATTGTAACTATTAGAACTATAAGATAAAAAGCTTATAGGATAACAAATTGAAGGAACTACATCAAATGAATACGGTTATGCAGGAAGAAATATTGATATTATCTTCGGCTTTGATGGCGAACATCAAGTCGTAAGTAAGATTCCGCTTGACTCAACATATATTACAGAACTTACGCTTGGCGATGGGACACAATATTCAGATGGTAGCGGTAAAGTCGCATTGACTCGTACATCCGTACCTAATGATTGGTTTAATATCAAGGTGAATATCGCAAGTTCTGAGAATGCGAATAATGCCCTTCTCCAAAAGAGATTTAATGATTATATTCCTTATAAAACGCCAGGACAGAAGCGAAATCCATTTGTTAAAAACTCAATGGAATTTTGCAACTGCGTTATCTTTATTAAAGAAAGTGATCCTGATGTTTCTACTCATAGAGAATTTGCCGATACAGGCTGGCATTTCTATGGAATTGGAAATATTGGAGATTCAAAGAAAACTGATAACACTCGTGTAAATGATCCGACAGATTTAGCAGAATTTGTTGTCGAGGTATCAGATAATACACTTCCTAACAGTTGGTTTCAGACTGGTGTTTATCTTGACGAAAATGATGAAATCACTTATGACCCTAACGAGGGTGTTTCTATGGTTTACCCTATTACTTCTGAACAATGGAATAATGAGAACAATCTGAAACGCCAATCTCTATATGAAGCATGGGATGATTCGTTTGAGTTTAGATATGATATGGGAACAAAAGACGGTGAGACAATTTCAAGTGCGGAGATCGAAGCACAGCAAGAAGCGTCAAAACAGGTATGGCGCGATATGTATGAATGGGTTATCACTTCGACTGACGCTGAATTTGTATCAGAAATTGATGATTGGTTTATATCTGAATCACCGCTTTATTGGTATCTGTTTACTGAAAGATACACAATGATTGATAACAGAGCTAAGAATACATTCTGGCACTACGGTAAAACTTATATCACAGAAGCCGAAGCTACCGAAATGGGTTCTGATGCTCGTAATTATACTATCAATAATGCCAAAGCAGCGATAAATAACGGTTATCGTTTCGACTTATGGGGTTATGACTTTGACACGGCACTTGGCATAGATTATTTGTGCCAAGTATAAAAAATTCCTTCTGATATACGGCGAAACTCCGAAAGGACGGACAACGCCTTCCAACCATATATTCATCTTTAATCTCGTGCAAAGCATGAGTTTTTTATTGCTTATATATGGAGGAACAACGACTAAGCGAAGGAACATCTTAGGATGATGCAATAGTCTGAACTCGTGAAATAATCCTTTTAATAATGAAACACGAGAAGAGAGGTCAAGTGTAAAGACACTTTTGGAAGAACCTCTCTCGCCTATTTTTTTAATAGGTCATAAAAGTAACAGAATGTAATAACTCAGGTGAGCTTACAATGACTTACGGACATGAAGATATAGATTATAAGCAAGAAGGAAATCCATCTTCCGGCTTTATCTATAATGCTGCTGAAAATGTATTTTGGCGCAGAATCCGTAACCTCATGGGAAGTCAACTTGAAGCCATGTACAGAAGTAGAGAAAGTTTGAATTGTTGGAGCGCAACTTCTCTTATCAATGAATTTGATGCATGGCAATCACAATTCCCAGAGGAATTATGGCGGCTTGATATTGAGAGAAAATATCTCAGAACATATCAAGGTGGCACTATCAGATTCCTCAATGAAATGATGAATGGTAGAAAGAAATACCAAAGAAGGCAATTCGAGAGAGATCAAGAGGCTTATATTGGAACAAAATATATCGGAACAAACATTACCGCTGATCAGATTATGTTCAGATGTAATACTCCACAATCCGGTGTAGTTGTTGAGCCTGATTATACTCTTAGAATTGTTCCTTATTCCGATATGTATTTAACTGTCCGTTACGGAAACTCTTCTAACCCACAACAAATTAGAGCGAAAGCCGGACAGGAATACGAAATAACAACAACTCTCACAGAAATGGATGATACGGCAATTCTTATTTACTGTGCATCCAGGATACAAGCACTTAACGATTTATCTGCTTGTTATATACATGATAATGATTTTTCAAAGGCTTCTAAATTAAGAACTTTGGTTATTGGTAATACTACGGAAGGATACGAAAACTCATTCCTTACTACATTGAATATGGGTAATAATACTCTTCTTGAAACGCTCGATGTAAGAAACTGCCCTAACCTTACGGGATCAGTTAACCTTACAGCTTGTGCTAACTTACTCAATTTCTATGCGGAAGGAACTTCTATATCTGCCGTATCTTTCGCAACAAATGGTAAATTGCAGAAAGCGCATTTGCCTGAAACTATTTCAACTCTTTCTTTTAGAAATATTAATTATCTTACAGATTTAGTAGTAGCAAGCTACGCAAATCTGGAAACTTTTATATGCGAATATTCAAATATTGATGCCTTATCGATCTTACAGACAGCAGTAAACACACTTCAAACAATCCGTATTCTCGGCATAGATTGGACATTGCCAGATACAGTTTTACTTAATAAATGTATCGCTATGAATAGTTCTTTGCTGAGTGGTGATGTTTATATCAGCGGTGCGATAAGGAATCAGGAACTTCTTAATTATACTCATTATTGGGCTGATCTCGATGTAACTTATGACCCACGAAATCTTGTTACTCAGTATCTTGTAACCTATTATAATGATGATGAAACTACTATTTTATTCACATGGTATGTGGATAGAGGTTCATATCCACCTAATCCGGTTACAGAAGGATGGATTTCTACACCTGTACATGAAAGTGATGCACAATATGATTATACTTTCTCTGGATGGGATACTTTAGATTCTGCGATTCTTGCAGCCACATCTATTAAGGCGGTCTATAGCACAACAGTCAGAGAGTACACGGTAACATGGTATTCAAGAGCAGGTCTGCCATTGGAAACACAGACCGCAGAATATGGTGAATGCGTTGATTACTCAGGCGATATTCCTACAAGAACGGATGAAGAGAGTTCATATATCTATAATGTATTCTTACAGTGGGATAAGAGCACAGGATTTATCACAGGCGATACTGATGTATACGCTGTATGGGATAGAAAAGAACGTCCTATCGCTGGCACAGAAGCAAGTGATATGAGTCCAGCAGAACTGTATGGAGTATGCCAGTCCGGTATGGCAAGTAGCTATTTTGAAGATAAAGACTTCTTTGAATTTACAATGGGGTCTGATTTCACATTTAATAATGTTCAGGAAAACACTATTGTCACAGATAGATATTTTGATGGTACTCAATATCTTGATACCAACTTTACTTTATTTGATGAAGATTCGCCATCATTTACTATGGCTATCGATTTTGAATTCTTGAACACAAATGAGAGTGGTGCAACATTAGTCTCTTGTTTCGATGAGAGCGGTAATGAGGGATTCAGACTTAGATATAGCAGCAACCCTACTATACAATGGGGAGATCGCTCAGTAAATGTTGGAAATGCAGATACGAGAGGTATTGTTGTATTAAGACATGCCAAAGGTTCATCACATCTCTTTGTTTATACATTCAACTTAAATGCTGATACATATAATGATGCAATAACTGTTACGGAGCTTATCAGAACAAGAGATACGAGCGGAAGTATGAAACTCGCATTAGGTGCTGTTAGATTCAGTGATGGCGGTCATGATTATTATGGCAAAGGCTGGATACATTGGTGCAAAGTTTGGTTCGATGATTTGGGAGACACAATCGCACGCAAACTTGCGTCTTTCCCACATCAGAAACAGCGTATGGAATTTGCTGGTGCTGATCGTTATAGATTAGCCGGACAAACCAGTACAAAAACCAACAGTTCGTGGATAGCAAATAATCCTTTAGCTTTGCTTCATAGAATGAATCCTACTGCAACAAATGTTGGCGGTTGGGATGAATCAGAAATGAGAACATTCCTCAATACCTTTGTTTGGAATGGACTTCCGTATTGGCTGCAATCGATCATTAAAACAGTTAAGATTAACGCATCAGCAGGTAATCAATCTTCTGAGATTGTTACTTCTGAGGATAGGTTATATCTTCCTGCGAACAGAGAGCTTGGCGGTTGGACAAGTCAGCCATATTCGGATGAAGGTACTGCTATTTCGTTCTTCACATCTGATAAATCAAGGGTTAAGATTCCAGGGTTTATTATTCCAGAAGATGCTGAATACTATACGGGGAATACCGATCCTACCGCATATACAGGTAGTTCTGTTAAAGAAGGTGATATTTGGATTAATACTGGTAATTCAAGTATAGGGTATATTTATGTTAGCGCAGAAACAAAAGCTAAACATACTCGTATGGGATTCTGGAGATTGAATGATGGCAACTTAATTGCTGCTAATGATGGTGGTCTTTGGGTTCGTGCGAGCTTTTGGTGGGAGCGTTCACCGTATGCCTCCTACTCTGCTTACTTTATGTATGTCCTCTTTTACGGCTATCCGTACGGCTACTACGGCGCCGCGAACTACGCCTATGGTGTCGTGGTCGGCTTCTCAATCTAATTTCCCTCTTAATCTGAGGAATTATTAACAAAAATGTAGTCGCTGGCTTTTACAGTCCGGTAAAAGTCAGCGATTTATTATGTTGAAAATAAAGGAAATAAAATGAGTATATTGAAGAATAATAGAAGAGTTTCGACTATTGAATACTCTCATAATTATCATCATAGAGTATATAAAGAAATTAAGAATAAAGTGAGGAATATTCCTCCGAAATATCAAGATGATATTTCGAAGCCAATTATGAAAATCGCAAATAATATTTATAAAGATATTTTAGAACTTAATAATTTATATTGTGTCTATGATGCAGATGATAAGAACAATGCGGAATTTAAAAAGAAAAGAAATAAGAAAAGATTTGATTTATGTAAAACTGTTCTCTCAGAATTTGATGATTTGATTAAATATTTTTATTATTATTGGAATTTAAGTTCTTCTACAGAAACAAGTCTTAAACCAATACCCTATCATAGTCGCGTGTATTTAGCTGAAATCATCAATAAAGAAACTGCATTAATATACGGATTAGCTAAAGCTCTCGATGAAAAGAAATCAACAAAGATCAAATTTAAAAGGATGTTTGCATATAATTACGATAAAATCAAGAAAACAAGATTTTTATTAAATTTATATTTACTATCAAGATATATAAATAAGATCAGGAAGGAATTGCCTAAAAGTGAAAGGGATTGTGAAATATCGATTGCAAAAGATTTGGCAATTGAGTGTTTTGCAAATGCTTATACTGCTAATAATATAAACCCTGAAACGAAAGATGATTATTTAAGACGAAAAGGTTTATTTTCAGCAGCAATTTCTTTATTGTATAAACTAAATAAGCCTCTTGGCGAAGTCTTTATGTATAATGATGTTTCTAATAAAAATCAGAAAAGAACATCTAAATGCATAAAGCAAACTACTAAGATGTTATTGTCCGTGCAAGAATCTGATAAGAAAAGATTCTCTGCACTTTAAATTATAAATCAGCAGGTTATGATTTGATCATGAAAATGCTCGCTGTGTGAGTTGCTTTGCCTTGTATTGGGTTCGTGCGAACAATTGGTGGGAGCGTTCACCGAATGCCTCCAACTCTACGAACTTTATGAATGTCAACAATAACGGCAATCCGAACAACAACAACAACGCGAACAACACCAATGGTGTCGTGGTCGGATTCGAGCGGTAATTAAGTAGTCTTTATAGGCGAATGATTGCACGCCACAATATATTGTTATTTGTGGAGAATCAAAGCAATCTACCGATTGAAGGAAATCATAACCTTTCAATTAAAGTTGACAAATATACTTGAAAAAGAATAATTTTTCAACGCCACTCTAATTTGAGGCGGTTGTGAAACCTAAAGGTATAACAAGGGAATTTGTCTTGTATGTTATGAAATATAAATCGGTATTTAATGCTGCCTATGACAGTATTTTTTATTGTTTATTTTTCGGCAAATTCTGCGTTTAGGCAAGAGCATCTAACAAACATACAAATATAGATGCCACAACGGATAGAGAGGTTTACTTTAATCATAATTAGTCGAGATTACCATGAAAACCAAAGTTAAACAGAAATGTAAAATTACATTAGAAGAATTATTTGAACATAAAAATGCGTTCGTATCTTTAAAGAAATGCCATGCATCAGTTGATTACAAATATAGCGTTCAATCTTATAGTTGTCTACCAATTTTCAAGATTGATAATTCTATAGATATAATTTTATCTGGTCTAATACCTGAAATACAAAATAAAAAGTATATTTTTATAAGAGAACGAGGTAAAGAAAGAAAAATTACACCGATATGCATGGAAGATAGAGTTATTCAAAGAGTTATCTGTGATTATGCTTTATTACCAGCCCTTAAAGGAAAACTTATATATGATAATGGTGCGAGTACGAAAGGTAAAGGTGTAGATTTTGCTCGTCAAAGAACGGCTCTATTTATTGAAAAAGCCAAACGCAGATATAGAACTAATGATCTGTTCGTTTTAAAGTTTGATGTAAAAAGTTATTTTGATTCTATACCTCATAAACAATGCTATAGAGTATTAACGGAATTATTTGAAGATACGAGAATTATAAATTTGATTATGGGAATAATCGAATCTTACAAATTGATAGAAATTAATCAAATTAAAGATGAAAAGAAACGAGAAATTGAACTAAAGAAATTATATAACCATGAATATGTTGGAATATGTTTAGGGAGTCAGATTTCTCAAATCATGGCTTTAGCAGTTCTTAATAAATTCGATCATTATATTAAAGATAAATTAGGAATCAAGTTTTATATACGTTATATGGATGATGGCATTATTATTCATAATGATAAACAAGTGTTGAATAAGATAATGGCAGAATTACATGAACAAATAGCTAAGTATGGTATGCATTTTAATAAAAAGAAAACATACATTACAAAGGCAAGTAAAGGTTTTGCGTTTCTTAAAGTTAAATATTATATAACTGATACCGGAAAAGTTGTTAAGAAACTCGATCAGGGTGGAATCATCCGTATGCGTAGAAAAATGAAAAAATATGTAAACAAAGTCAAAGAAGGCAAAATGACTTATGATGATGTTTATACATCCATGCAGTCTTGGCTTGCGCATTCTAAAATTGCGCATAGTTTCCATGCAGCAAGAAATATGATCAAATTATATAATGAATTATTCGGTGGTTATAAATTAACGAGGGAATATTATAAATCACATCCTAAAGAACGATGTAAAAGGAAGGTGGCTTAATTATGAATTATTTTAAGATAATCAAAGATTTAGTGTTTATAGGGGTAGCAACAAGTTATGACTTTAGACGCTATCAACTTAAACATAAAATCATTTTAGTTGCCGATGAAAATACTGCTGAATATATTCAAATAAATGATTCGTATTATAGAGATAATTGGATGAAACCTATTATTTCAAACGATGTTCCATATTTGTCGGCAAGTATAATATCTATTTCAAAAGAAGAATACGACAGCTTATATGAAGCTATTGAAAATAATGAACAGATAGATATAGAAGAACAAGAACAACAAACTCCAGAAGAACCTGAAATACCGCAAGAAGAGCAAGTTACTGTTGCTTTTGCTAAAGAATCTAAAATAAAAGAAATGAGCAATAAATGCGAAAAGACAATTACTAATGGTATTGATTTAGTATTAAGTGATGGCGAAAGCCATCATTTTTCTTTAAGAATTGAAGATCAGGTTAATCTTCTTTCGATTTCGTTTATGCTTGCGTCAGGCACAGCAGAAACTATTTCATACCACGCTGATGATGAATATTGTAAAGAGTATTCTTTAGCAGATATGAATATGATTGTTGAACAAGCAATTCAATTTAAAACATTTCATGTTACCTATTTCAATTCTTTAAAATTCTATATCAATTCATTAAGATCGATTTCTAAAATTCAAGCTATCGAATACGGTATCGAAATACCGGAAAAATATCAATCAGATGAACTTAAAAATATGTTAGCGCAAATGACAGGTGTAAACAATGAGTCTTAATATAAATAAAAATATTGTTTTATTTTTAGTTGGTTATTGTTCTTATATAGCTATTGAGGTTACTGCCAGAGGTTATTCTTTTCCTATCATGGGCGTTTGCGGTGGATTGGCTATAGTTATATTGGACAAAATCAACGATGAAATATCTTGGGATATTGATCTATTCTTACAGGGATTATGTGGATCAGCACTAATCACTTTCTTCGAGTTAGTAATCGGAGAGTTTGCATTACATACTAATTTAATTCCGAAAATGTGGGATTATTCAAATATGATTCTGAATTATAAAGGGATAATATGTCTGCCATTCACTTTATTATGGATGGCTCTTTCTATAGTGGCTATATTTATAGCAGATGCAATAAATTATTATGTTTTTTCAGCAACCCCTCTACCCTATTACAAAATGTTGGGTGGAAGAGTTGTATTGTATTTTAAAGAAAAAGATATGCAGACAAAATAGAAGAATGTGGATCAAAATTGTTGTTTGCTCATAGCAAGGAGGTATTATCATGGACAGCAACGAAAAAATTTTGATCGAAACTCAGGAGCGTGCCAAGTCAAACACAAAACGATTAGATTCGTTAGAAGAAGAAGTAAGAGAAATAAAAAGTGAACAAAAGGCTATTTATGAAATCGCTTCTTCTGTAAAAGTCTTGGTTGAGCGAGTTGGTCATATTGAAGGAAAGGTGGACGAAACTTCAAGGAAGATAGATATTCAGACAGAACACTGGAGGTCTGCTGAATCAAAACTATCATCCCGTATTTCAGAAGCACAAGCAGAACAAGATCATCACACGGCAGAAGGTGTTGATAAAGTGCGCCTTGCATTTATCACAGCTATATGCTCTGCATTAGCAACCGCACTTATTACAACATTATTGAATTTCTAAAAATAAAGGGCGTAGGAAATTCTTTCCTGCCCCTTTTATTGTTTTCTATTATAAACAAATTTGCTAAATAATTAATAATTATAAACACTAAATCAAAAAAAAAATAACAATAGAAAAGAGATAAGTGAAAGAGAGAAAAATATGACAAATAATAAGAAACAGACCATATTAATATTTTGTATTTTATTTCTAATTTTATGTTTTACATTTTGTTTAATTTTTAACTTCATAGATGATCCTACGAAATCAGATGGAATAATTTGGAAAGGCAGACATAACAATCAGCACAATGTTTCATCAGAGTACATAACGATACCTGGTTTTGATTCTATTCATTTTGAACCTGATCAGAAAGTTCAAAATGTTAATTTCTTTAATCCGGATTCAAATGATTGCTATATGATATTCACTTTGGTTGTGGGTAGTGATGTTATATGGCAATCAGATAAAGTTTATCCTGGATTTGGTTTCTATGAAATAGAGACCAACAAATCGTTTGAACCAGGTACTTATAATGCGATATTAAAAATTAATTGCTTTAATATCGAAACAGAAAAAGAACTAAATGGTGGACAAATTCAATTTGATATTTATGTTTAAGGAGTATGATGAAATGAGGAAATATATTTTTATAACAGCAATATGCACTATTGCATTATTTTTATCTACATTAACGGCTTTTGCTTCTGGGTATATGGGGCAGCCAAATGGAATGCAGCAAGCTAATACAGAGGTCACTTATTCAGTCGATGGAACTTATATGATTGAAATACCTGAATCTGTAGTGGCAGGAAACGATATTGAGATTAGAGCAACCGAAGTAAATATTGCGGATGACAAGCAAATAGATATTAACTTAGACAATCTTGAAAGTGGTAGCTGTCTGCAATTAACGAATGCTACAGATGAATCTGCTAAACTGACAGTTTATTTTTATGACGTAAATCATCAGCCTTTAAGCAATCATGTTGGTAGTTTTACAAATAATAGTCAAGGACAATCTTTAATCTTTTCTTCTGAAATTAATCCAAGTATGGAAAGTAAAGCCGGAACATATAGCGGAGTTCTTAATTTTTCTATCTGCTGTTTCTAATTTATTAGGCAAATAAATAGGACTACTATGGATATTTAGTAGTCCTATTCTTTTGCGCTGTATTCCTTATATTATTTATATCATCGTAGAGCGTCATTTTCGGTCTTTTCAGAGAGGTTTATATATGTTGTCAAGCAACTAATCGTTTTCAAAAATAAAGTCGCTTAAAACGGAAATATTCTATTCAAGTGAGATTACTGGAATTACTGTTTTATCTTCATACCCTACTTCTTCCATAATATGAACATAAATATCATAAGTAACCTGAACTGACGAGTGACCGAGCCACATAGAAATATATTTGACATCGATCTTTTGAGAAAACATCATTGAAGCAAATGTATGCCTTAATGCATGGAAACCTTTATATTCTATGCCGGCATAATTACAAAATCTTTTAAAGGCATTACGGAAATTAGATGGAGCAACATATTCTTTATTTCCATCTTTATTTCTGTTGGCTACAATATATTTGCTATTAGGGTTAAAACTTCTCTCTTTTATTTTATTCAGAGCATCGACTGCTGTATCGTTGAGTGCAAGAACTCTTCGACTTGAACTTGTTTTAGGTGATGTTTGAATTTTGGTTACTGTTTTATTTGTTTTTGTATCTTTGTATTCGACAACATCCTTAGTAATACTAATTGTTTTCTTCTCAGCATCATAATCATCCCATGTTAATGCAAGAACTTCTCCCAATCTTAATCCTGTGTATACTACGAATAAATAAACATACGCTCTTGGAAATCTCCAATCATTGATTTCATAACAATGCTTATTCTTAGAATCGGCTGCATTGATCATTTTTTGAATTTCAGCTTTTGAATAATATTTTATTTCGTCAGTCTCGCCTCTTTCCTCTTTGAGCAGTTTATCGCTTGGCAAGATAAGAGTTTCACATGGGTTATAATCTACCTTACCTGTTCCTATCGCCCATCTATAAAATCCCGTGAGTACATTGACACATTTTTTTATCGTACTATACGAATAGCCTTTATTTTTTAGATCGTTAATTAAATTGAATTGGATTATATCAGGAGTTATTTCGTTGACTTTGAAAATATTGAATCTTGGATTGACATAAGTATCAGTAACTTGTATTAAACGTGAAAAGGAAGATGATTTTAGCGTAAGACTTTTTACATTGTTGATCCACTCATAGATACATTCCATCACTGAGCGATTTCCATAATTGGATTCTCCGCTGATGGCAGCGGTGCTTTTCCAGGTTTTATATTTCTTTCTAACTTCTTTTTCAGAATTGCCAATAAAATCTTTTTGATTCTTAATCTTTTTCGGCATTCCGGTTTTCTTATCAATAATAACTTTTGTGCCGTTAGTAATGCGTAATCGGACTTTACCATTAGAGAGATACGTTATTGAACCTTCATTTTTCTTATTTGGCATATGATGAATCCTTTGTGTGAAAGAAGAAATAGATTGGCATAACCATCATATCATAATAATACCCCACTTTCTATACCCCACTTGTAGGGTATTGGTAGGGAAAAGTAGGGAATAACAGGGAAATAGACAATTGCATAAAAACAAAAGAAAAAGAGTTGAAACCTTGAAATTTCAACCCTTTAGTCGTGCTTCTGATTGGCAGGGGCAGTAGGACTTGAACCCACGGCACGCGGTTTTGGAGATGTGATGTATAAAATTTTGTACACCTTGCAATTACTGGACTACAGCGATTTGCCGCATCTCGTTTACCCTACTTTATACCCCACTTTTGTGAAGCTGTTTTTCAACTCGCTCACTTATATTAACACACACAAATAATTTGTCAATAGAAAATTTAAAAATATTTATTTGTATCTGTTTTTATATTTTGATTTATTGCTTTGTTTATTGAGCCATTCTACATATTTTGATTCTAAAATAAGATGATCTCTGCCTATTCTGAATGATGGGAAAGTCATATCGTCTTTAAATAAACTATATGCTTTATTCTTCCCTATATGTAAATGTTCTTGTACATCTTTAACAGTTAGTATCTCTTCCATGATTATAATTTATATTTCTTCTTTAGCCAATCAATTAATTTTTCTTTGAAAATGTAATTCTTACCGGATATTAGTATGGATGGGAAAGATTCATCCTTAAATAAATCATATGCACTTTTTGTATCTATTCTTAATATTTTACGGACATCCATCGGTTGTAGCATAAGATATTGGCAATCATACAAATCATTTAAGATTTGCATATAATCTTTTTCTACACTCATTTAACTCCCGTACTTCCGAATCCACCACGACTTACAGGATTTAAAGCATCTACTTCCTTAAAAAATATTTCTTCCTGTTTTTTGACTATCCTAAACTGACAGATTCTATCGTTCTTTCTTATCATTGTATCTCTAAGTGCATATGCCGGGAATTTCCATTGATCTTCTTCACCGCAATAACTTTCGTCTATTACTCCCATATGATTTGTTTGGATGATACCAAAGTTCTTAAATGTACTGCTTCTCGGTACTATCTGTGCTTCATATCCTTTAGGAAGTTTCATTCCTACTCCTAATGGGATCAGTGCAAATTCATTAGCATTAAGGTCAACATCTTCTGCTGCTCTTAAATCTATCCAATCTCCCTGTTCTATATTTTCGATCTTTGTTATATCATCACTAAAGTATTTTATTTCTATAGTGCTTTCGGGGAAATATTCACAAATTACAGGAATATCATATTGTGTTGCACACTGATATTCTGTAAGACAGCCTCTTGCTTCATCCCAGCCATCAACAAAATACGCTACATCTGCATCGGCAAGAAGTTCGATTGACTTTGCAAGATATTTCAGCGGTATACAACCATCTTGTGGGTCATAATCTTCAAAATATGAATCTATAATTTCAACATCCTCATTCGGATATTTTTCTTTTATGTTTTTAATTGCACGATTTCTTTCACTTAAAATCTGCTCTTCTGTTTTATCTCTCATTGGTTGACTAATAAAAACTTTAATTGCCATCAATCCCTCCATTATTCACAATACAAAATTATTTTTCCGGCTTTTATAGATTTCTGAATATCAATTACTCTTTGATTCTTACTTCCTCTAAACGGCAAAGAAATATCTCTGTTATCAATTTCAAATTGCCCATCTATTAATACATGAATGTTTGACAGTACATGATCCATGTAATAATTTTCCTTGGCGATTTCTAAAAGATATTCATATTTATATCCTGTCCAAACGAATATTTTTATATCTGGATAGGTTTCAACTACATTCTTGATTAACTTTGAAGTGAAGTTAACATTTTCTCGACATAACGGTTCTCCACCGAGAATCGAAAGATTTCTCTGAACATTGTTTTGAGAAATTGAATTTATGATCATCTTGATCAGAGCGGATTCCTCTATCTCTGTTCCACCGTCAAAATCCCATGTTTGTGGATTATGGCATCCAGGGCATCGAAAACGACACCCTTGACACCAATAACTAACACAAACATCATAACCGTTTACTACATCATTTTTTATGACACCTGCGTATTTCATCTATGTTTAACCCTCATCTGAACTTCTTGCTGTTTGCCTTTATTAAAGGCTGTTGTATAGTTCCCTGTAAGATACCCTGTTACACGCCTAAGTTGCTGAATATTTGTACTTCCGCAAACAGGGCAGCAGTCATTAAATTCACCTGTAAATCCGCATCTGAGGCATGTATCGTTAGGAACATTAACAGCGAAATATGGAATATCATGATCCATTGCGTAATTTACAATAGTTTCAAGAGCCTTTACATTATTCTTAACACCGCCATCAAGCTCAACATAAGTAATACATCCGGCATTACTATATCCTGTAAGTTGTGACTCAATATCAATCTTTTCAAATGGACTGATATTCTTCCAAACAGGAACATGTATTGAATTTGTAAAGAAATCTCTGTCAGAAATGTTTTTCATTTCTCCATATTCAGCTTTGAACTGTTTCATAGCTGTGTAACAAAGATTTTCTGCTGGCGTATAATACACTCCAAAATTAAGAGTATATTCTTCTTTAAACTCTGCACATCTTTTCTTAAAGAGTGCTTCAATTTTCTTGGCGAGTTCCATAGCTTTCTTTTCTGTATGGTCACATCCAATAAGGATTTGAAGAGTTTCAGCAAGCCCAAGCTGACCGATAACAAGTGTTCCATGCTTTAATGCGCTTCTTATTCCCTCTTCCGGAATATAGCCTTTCATCGTATTGTTTGCATACATGAATGTTGCTGCTTCTGGCGGCTGTGAACAAATAAATTCAAATCTTTCAAGAAGAGAATCTTTTGCCTCATGAATCTTCTGATCGAGAAGCTTCATAAATGAATCAATATCTTTGTTGCCTACTTCACCATCAGCTAACATTGCTACTGTCGGCATAATGATAGTTGTTGGAGCGATATTACCTCTGCCATCTTTAAGCTGACCGAAGCCGTTAATATCCATTCCATTCACTGTCCTACAACCCATTGTGGAGAAATATGTTCTCGGATCATTTCTGTCATATCCTGCATTCCCACTCCAATCAACATTGGCATAATTCGGATATAATCTCTTTGATGTTGCTTCAAGTGCCAACTGGAACAGATCGTAATTAGGATCACCCTTTTTACGATTGACACCTTTCATACATTGGAAAATACCGCAAGGGAAAATTGATGTTCTATATATTTTTCCTATTCCCTTAATAAGTACATCGAGTAGAGCCTTTGTAACCATTCTTCCTTCTGGAAGAGTACATGTTCCATAATTGATTGAAGAGAATGGCAACTGATTACCGGAACGAGATTGAAGTGTATTCAGATTGTGATACATTCCTTCGGCAGCTTGATATGTTTCTCTCTTCGTCATATCTACAGCGTATTGATATGCTTTAGGGAAAGAGGTTTTATACCATTCATCTTCAATCGACATTAATTTTGGATCGCATCCAATATCCATTTTGCCTTCAAAACCGCAAATGTATTTCGCACCAATTTTGTAGTGTTTATAAAATGATTTTCTTACATAAGGAATCATCGTCCAATCAATATGTGTTGCTGATACTCCACCAAATTGCTGTAAACTTTGAATCTGGAATAATACTGCAACCTGTTGGAAAGCTGTACTCAATGACTGAGCAGGTCTTACATCTGTCTGTCTTGTATCAAATCCATTTGCCAACAGATCGTCAAAAGGAATAGACAGGCAGTTGTGATCACCCAATGCATAATGCCCAAAATCGTGAATATACACAAGATTATGAACATGGTTATATCTCGTTGTTTCAGAGACAAGTTCATTCAGCGCATATGTTTTGAGGACGCTTTCTGCAACTTCGCCCATTCTGCCGCCAAATGATTTTTCATCGACATTAGCGTTTTGATTCTGAACATTTTCAGCTTTAACTTTTTCACGAACAATCGACATGATTTCGCTGCGCATTTCTCTGCGTCTTGTTCGCTTATCTCTATAAAGGATGTATGCTTTTGCTACATCTCTTCTGCTACTCTTCATCAGCTTGTTTTCTACAATGTCCTGAATATCCTCAACAGTCATTTGTTTATCAAGACTTTCTATGTAATTAGAAATTTCACAAGCTTTATTATTGGCGAATTGAGTTATTTCGCCATCTACTTCATTGAACGCTTTTAATATTGCAGCGGTAATTTTGTCTTTATCAAATTCCACAGAGCGTCCATCTCGTTTAATAACTGTCAATATATTATCCTCCATACTTTTTCGGTTTTATTTATAATTTAGATTCTTTCAAAATATAAATCCAATAATTCACATTTATCTTCTAAAGAAATTTGTTCCCACAATTCATTACAATATTTTTCTGCACATTCTTCACACATATCTTCATCGCCTATCTTATAATTTGCATATCCATTACAGCGGTCGCAATAATATACAATTATGTTTCTATTTGGACATCCACTACCTAAACATCCTATTTCTTTTGGACATCCAACACATTGATTCTCAATCTCTTTCATTGTTTCATACCTTTATATCGTCAAATATGATTGGCAGTTTAGATTGTAATTCTTTCAGCAAAGGTACTGTTAATTCTCTCATTTGTGGGTGTGCTGCCGGAGCAGTTCTTAAATTAAAGAAATGTCTCCATTCTCTGTAGTTCGCCGTCATAAGCAATTCAGTTTTCAGACTTGTAGGTAAAACACTCCTTGCTTCTTGTGGCGTTGATCCTAACTCTAATAAGTTAAAATATGATTCTTCTGCACATAAGCAGCTTTCGTACCATATATCAAAACATTGTTGTAAAAATTCCATTCTTAATTCTTTTTCCTTTTCGGGAATACCCAATGATAGTATGTTTTCCTGTGAATAAAAGAACGGTTTTATTACTACAATTTCATTCCCAAATTTATCTTTAGAATAGTTACAATATCGTGTACTCTCCTGGGCGAAAGAAGCGAGTCTATGTCTCACAATTTCATGACTGATACCACGATCACAAGTGAACAAAACTGAAATAATTCTATGTTCAAGCATTGCGTCATGTTCATTCTCAATCAGCTTTTTAATCAATCGTTTTCCGGACTCGCCATCCTCTGTTATAAGATTTTCAGATTTATAACAAATTCTGGCTGCTCGTTCCAGGAATTTAAGTTCTTTTAATCCTCCATCGGATATATCATCCCATATCTCATATTTAGCATTAATTAATTTCATTACCTCTCTACCTATCCGACAACGCATCTATAACTGTGTCATAGCGAGTGTCGATATTAATATTCATTTGCTCAATAACTTCTTTACTTATTTTTCCTTCATTGACCCAATTACAGAAGTCAATGACAGATTCTAATTTTTCTTCTGCTGTCATTGAATCATTATTAATACGATTCATTATTACAGTTGCACAAGTTCTCATTCCTGTCGCAATAGCAGAATCATTAAGGCTTTTTAGCATTTTCTTGATTTCATCATTAAAAGCAGCTTTATTACGCCTTTCCCTTTCTCGTTTTCGCTTCGCTATCTGAAAATTATTAGCCATATTCCTCCTTAACACAGATACAATATCTTACGCCATTATTATAAACCAACCACTATATAATGTCAATACTTGTGCGGCTTTAGTTATGACCGACAAGAAAATCATATAGCTGTCGTGTAGTTTTTAATTCGATTTCCGATCCATCTTTATCAACAATCATTCCCGGTTTATAATCTTTACCGTAATTTAGTTCAAAGATATAATAGCTAATCCAACCATCGAATGTTGCATCATCAAATATATACTCTAATAACTCAACACATATACTTATTGCAGACGGAAAACTGATTTCTAATTCTTCTCTATTATTTTTATTAAATTGTCTGCAAAATTTATATAAACCATCTTGGCACTCTGACAATGCTTTTAGTTGTTCGATTATCGACTTGAACTGTTCATATTCCATATAACTTTTCAATGCTTTTTAACCTCCGATCTGTATTCCTTCTTTAAATAATTCTTGTCATACTCCAATAAATATATGTTAGATATATCCATAGACTTAAATATGTCTGCAACACTATCCAGAGTAATATTCTTTTCCGGATTTTCTGCGATTGCGAATGAGCCTTCTCCATAGAACTTAAAATTTCCTGTATAAGTCGCATACGCATTTTTAAGTTTCCTGCTTTTTATAACTGCTTCATTTGCTGTTTCTGATTCAACGCAATATATAGTTGCGTCATTATATGCGAATTTCGCAACTATATATTTTCGTTTAATTGGCTTTCTCTCCATTATAGTTCCACCTTTTTATATTTTGTTAACCACATTTCTGATGTGTTAGGCACAGTTTCATAATCTTCTATCTCTTCATTCCAAACCGATTTAGGCTTCGTTCTATGATCTATAACTCTGATCACATCATATTTATTTAATGGGTTTTTACGAAAAATACGCTTATTTATCTTACACTCTATAGTCGTTCCATTTTTCAAAGAATAACATGTAAGTTTTGGCGAATAAGTCAGGTCAATATCCATTATAGCTAACATCCGGCTATATCTCTGATCTACAACTTCAATATATCCCAAATATTCAGCCTGTGCTTTTATTGTTTCTCCTACCGTGAATCTCTTAACTTTAATATTTTTTGCAGTAAGTTTTAGTAATTTATCTGCATTTATACCCATATAAGTTTTATCTGCCACTTTAGTAGAACATACATATACATCTTTTTCGTTTAATTGTAATTTTGCAACCTTTTCTTTACTTAATTGCTTTTTACCTGCAATACTGAGAAATAGTTTTTGCAATCTTAACAGATAATTAATCTCTCCAAATTCTTCAAAATAGTTAAGTTTTATTAATATTTCTACTTGATCTCTCTGTAATGTAGTTTGTTGTTTAATATCGTATAGTAAATCTATAAATGAATCATATTTATTATTTCTTAATTCATATAATTGATTTCCTACTTCCGCATTTAATCCTTTAATAGACTGCACGCCTTTATATATGCTATTCTCTTCTCGGTTAAGCATGTAATCCGCTTTTGAATATCTGAATTTTGAGGATTTTAATTTGATTCCATAATAGCCGAGTTCTTTTGTAAGTTTTGATGTTCTATCAGAATCGCTATCATAGTAATTAAAAGCGACAGTATAATACTCCAATGGATAGTGTGATTTCAGATACGCTCCATATAAGCTGTCATAAGCATAAGACAGAGAGTGTGAAGCGTTAAATGAATACTTAGCTGCATCTTGTACTACAGACCATGTTTCATCAAAACCATCCTCAGTACCTACCTGTTTAATCCATCCCTGTAGCAGTTCAGCTTTTAATTTACTAAGTTCTGCCTCCTTGAATTTCTTTTTAGAAATCTTTTTAATAATATCGTATGAACCAGTTTCCGGTATCCCTAACCAAATTAGATATTTCATTATCAATTCCTGATAAATCATCCTATGATTTCCTTCGATTAGAAGTTCATCTAATTCTTTTATTCCTGTTGTATAAGGTTTTCTTTGAATAAAATCATCACGCAGACTCGCACACCCAGGTCTTATGATCGCTACAAATGCAGACATTTCAGACACGCTTTGAGGCTGATATTGTCTAACTAACCCTGTTGCAAAGTCACTATCAGCTTGATTTATCGTGCATGTTAAGCCGTTTTTGTAAACTTCAAAAGTTTTATCGTCAAATAGATTATTTATTTCTTCGATTGTTGGAATAGGAATATTTGCAAGTCTACATGTATCTCTGATTATCGCCCAAACTGTAACCGTTAAATAATCATTCTTTAGATATTTATATTTGTCGCAGTTATATCCATCAAGCAGACAACAAATTGCACCGCCTGTCGTTCTCACTAATCCGAGTTCTTCATTGACAGGTTTATAGTAAAGTAATTCGCTACATGGCGATTCTGAAACACTTTCGATAACGCCAATAAATACTTTACTTTCTTCTATTATTGCTCCCCATTTAGGATCGTTTTCATATTTTTCTAAATCTTTTGCAATATGATCATAGTCTTTTAATGCATAGCCTTTGCTCTTACAAAACAGTCTGAACGCATTGGATTTCTGCAATGGTTTCCACGATACCATCCATGCGCAGTTTTCAGCACCCAATAAATCCTCAGTAGCTTTAATAAATGGCACTCTATCTGTAGTATTTAAGTCAATATCCGGTAATGATTTTGCTCCTAAGATTCTTTCGATAGACATAAATCTTGATGGGAAAAGTGTGATTGGCGCAGCTATCCTGTCAATATCTGTTAAGCCAAGTAGCTTTGTTATATAAAAACTTGGTGCTGATCCTCTTCCTGTATTGGTCAGCTTTCCATCATATTTCTCTTGTCCATCTTTTACCACATGGTAATCAATCAAGAAATATTGCTCCATGTGAGTTTTTTCTACAATATTTACTTCCTCCCTGATAGCATCTAAGTATTCTTGGTGCTTTTCTTTTGGTATATTGATTCTTTCCCTTTTCCAACTATTATTAATAATTGTTCTCAGTTCTTCTGTTGGGTGGTCTGATATAGCAGGAAGTTTAATATCATCATTAATTAAAGTAATTTCCTCACATTCATCAAAGACCAAAGTATTATTGAGTGCTTCTTGAACTTGTGCATGAGAGAGTATTCCCTGTTGTTCATACCGCTGGAAAATCGCATCAGAGTCGGGATAATCTAAAATCATCCCATCTTCATCTGAATAATTGAATCCTTTACCTTTCAAATATAAAGTTCTATATTGTTCATCTTGCGGATAGATATAGTGACTATCATTTGCATGAATAATTTTTATTCCTGTTTCCTTATTCAAAGTCAGTAATTGTTTATTAGCTTCTTTTTGAATATCAATATTGTGATTCTGTACTTCAAGAAATAAATTATCTTTGAAATGATTATGTAACGCTAAAATCAATTCGCTATCATTCCATATACCAGCGACACATGCGGTCGTTATAATGAAATTAGATGGATTAAGAGAGAATAATAAGCTTCTATCTATTCTTGGGCGATAATAGAATCCTGTTGAATGCGCCTCAGACATGATCTTATTAAGCTGCTTAACACCATCATTATTCCTGGCAACTATAATTAAATGTCTATTGCTTTTATCTTTTTGCGTGATTATATTACCTTTTTTATCTCGTTTATAATCATTAGTTTTAGGATCAATTACCGGATATTCCTTTTGCCTATCATCAACATAATATGCTTCTGTGCCGTAAATCATCTTCAAATCATATTTCTTGGCGCACTCCATCCAATCAAAGATTCTGCCCTGAACGCCATGATTTACAGTAAAGCAAGTCGTATGTCCTAATTCTTTCGCTCTCTTACAATAATCTTCTTCTTTAGCGATCGTGTCTGTTATCCACGGATTACCGCTATGATCATGTTTATGGTAATTGTTATATCTCATTTCTGTACTTGTTTTGTTTTATTTATGAAAATTTATTATATTCGCAACTCGATCTAAAATTACAGAGATTATGACAATAGAAGAAATCTTGATTTTCTCCCCATTCAGTTTCATTCTCTATCTTATGTATCGTTTCAGTTGTCCATTTTATAGTATTGTTATATTCCTCTATATCAAAAGGAATTATGGCTAATTGACCATTATCTTTGAAATGATTCCAAATCAATTCTTTTGGATATTCACCATATAATTCATGGACAGCATGAGCATAAATGTATAACTGTTTTTTATATTCCTCAAATTGCGTCTGACTTTTCTTTTTAATTCCACCGTCCTTCTTGAAAGGATATTCACTTGATTTGTGGTCTAAAATTACATACTTACCATTAGATTTATCTTTTAATAATAAATCAATAAAACCTATAAAATTATAGTTATCAATTTTGAAATTGACTTTTTTTTCGACATCAATAATTTCATATTTGTCTATCCAACTAAAATCTGCTTCTGAAAAATAATCAGCACATTTCTCAAATGTATTATCCATTATGCTTTGCCGTGTTCTGTAAAATACATTGTCATAATAATTATCGACAAAATATTCTGGTGCATCTTCTAATTTCAATTCACCACTAAATATTTTCGCTAATGTATCATGGACAAACAGACCGGATTCCGCATAAAAATTATTTTCAGACAGATATTCTTCATCATCAGCAATGATATATTGCAAATAGAACTCATATTTACAATGTTCAAATGCAGTTAATCTTGAAAAAGACCAAACCATCTGATCAATCTTTTGTCTGTAATCACTCATTAAACTATCTTCCTCTTTTGTCTATATAGCTGCTCCCATATTTCTTTTCCCATATCTACAGGTGCATTTTTCGTTTTCGCTCCACCCAATAACTTTTTCTTATCATCTATAATAAACACATTCGTAATTCGTTTAAGTTTCTCTATACTTTTCCATACTTCATTACTGCGATAATCAATATCGCTGTCATATGCAAATACAACATTTACATGTAAATGTGCTATTAGATTTAGTTGTTCATCTGTTAGAGTATGCTTTTCTGCGGATGCAGCGTTTTTATATCCCCACCCATAAGCAAGCATGACTGATTTGATTGACTCAAATATGATTATTTCATTTTTCTGCTTCACATATGGCAAAGTAATATTTAGTCCTTGCAGATAATCCATAACACCAACAGAATAATAATTAATATATTTTGGTATTTTTAATTGCTTATAATTCTTATATCTTGTTCGACCTTTTATATTGATCAGATGATTGTCCATATCATATACAGGGTAAACAATACGATTTTGAAAATTGTCTGCACGAACACCAAAGAGATTCATAACATCTTGGCTTATACCTTCATCTATCCATTCCTGGATTTTCTCTTGACTATATTTTGTATAGTCTGATGCAGGAATTGTTGGATGCACATATTTCTTCTTTTTATATGTGTTCATTTTTCTCAGCCGTTTCAGGAAAGTAAATGTATTTGATTGACACATTTGAGAAAGATCAACATTAGCAAACTTTGCAGCTTTCGATACAGCTTCGTTAAATGTTAAGCCTTCGTATTGCATTAAATACCCTATAAATCCACCGGAGCGACCACAGGAAAAACAATAGAAAGTGTTTTTATTGGGATTAAAAGAAAGAGAAGGTGTTTCATCAATGTGCTTTGGGCAGCTTGTGAAATATTCCTCCCCTCTCTGTTCTAATTCCATAATCTGACTTACATATTCGACAAGATCAGCACTTTCATTTATTTTCTGTAGCACTTCATCATCATAATCATTGATCGAATATTTGCTTGTTGGTCTAATATGATTCATCCCTCTCATGTTGCCTTGCTTCTACAATTGACATAGTATCTCCATCGAAATAAAAATCAATGTACGAATCCTCATCATCTTCATCCATCTGTCTGCCAAGACGATTTACATAAATCTTAGCATAAGCATTACCACAATCCATTCCATCTTTTGCTTGCATTTCAAGGGTTTTCATTCCCCATTTAATTCCTACTGAAAGGAACATATTGATCTTAAAACTGTCTGCGACTTTCCCTTCTCTGTTAAGCTGACATGCAGCAAGAACAGGAATGTCTAACTCACCTGCTATATTGTTTTTAAGAAAATCGCATTTAGCACCGAGCAGATTGTAGTTGTCGCTTGCGGATGTTTCATTACTCTTCAAATAGTCATAAGCAACAAAGCCTAAATTCATTTTGTTTTGTAATGATTTGCAGATCGAATATAATCTTTCCATTGTCATATTCGGATCATATATATGAACAAATGGCTGTTTCTTAATCCAAGCAATAGTTTCTTTTATTTTCTGTTCTTCTTGCTCACCGTATCTGCCTGTTTTAATTTTGCTTATTTCGATTCCTGTCAAATGAGATATAAGTCTTTCAACATATAATCTCGTTGGCATTTCCCTATCGACTACTAAACAAGCAATACCATTTTTTAACTTATGAACTACTTCATTCATAATCAGAACAGATTTACCTTGTTTATATTTCGCTTGAATAACTACTAATTCCCCAGGCTCATATGTAAAATAATCCATAAATGTAGGAAACTTTGATGGGATTCCATATATACCGTCTGCCGTTCTTCTGCCTTCGATTTCTTCCCAAATGCTGTCTATATTTTCGCCAAGAGTATCAATATCACTTGCTACAAGAAAATTCTGTGTCAGTTTATCGAGTTCCGAATATACCATGTTGCTCATTTTTTCAAGATTAAATTCCGGCTTATAACATTTTGCTTCAACTTGATTCAATACTTTTATCAAATCTCTTTTGAAAGCAAATGTGACGATATTCTCTGCAAGCATTTTATATTCCTCTATAGAGTGTCTTGCAGTTTCTTTATACAATTCTATAAACTCTTGTATTGACGGAATATTGTATTTATCAAGCGTGTTTTGCACACCTTTATGACTTTGTAACTTGTTTGATATATTGTAAGCATCAATATTCTGTATTCCTTCTTTGAATAATTCTTGTATACTCCAATAAATACATGCATTTTCTTTATTGTAAAAATGATTTGGTTTCAGATATTCAGTATGTGCAATATAATCAGGATGATATATTAGTGTACCGATCACTCCGCTTTCAGATTGAATATCTGACAAATTAGAAATATTTACATCCATATAAGTTAATCTCCATTAAGATTATTTTTCAAAAACGCTTTGGAAACCCCTCTGTTTCTGCTGAACATTAAATTTCGGAGAATCATCTTTCTTTCTATTGATCTCGATTTTTTTCTGTTCAGCCTTCTGCTTATTAAGCAAATATCGGTCATAAGCGGTTTTGATTTCCTGTTTATCAACGAAATATTTAAACCCGTTCGGATAGTTCAAATTCTTTTTCTTGTCTATGCAATATCTCAAAACGAACAACAGATAATCAGATGAGATTCCTCTTAATATGTATTCATTAAGAATCCGCATTAACTGCGAATAATTAACGGTTTTGCTAATATGGTGATACCAAAGATTTCTAAACTCGGCTAAATCTTTCTTTGTTTGTTCATCTTTCCAATCACCTGCGACCTTACTTTTATAACAATCCGGATGATAGTAAAAAGTTCCTTTGCGAACATAATCATCAAGAGTAATATCTATTTCCCTTGTAATATGTTTGCAGTTTATGTATCTACATTTCCTAATATTGTTTCCACTCATTGTATTTCTTGTATGTTGTTTTTAGGTATTCATCAAATGTCGGTATCTTCCAAAATAGTATTGGATTACACCAACGCTGCAATCTTTTATAAATCCTGTCGCAATGTTCCTTATCATAAATCATTGGATATGGCTGAAAGTTCAATTCTCTACATAATTGAATCCTATACATATCCTGTTCTAAAGTAGTATCGAAGTTTACCAATATATAGACCATTACTTTCGATCTATTCATTCCTGTCTTTTCTCTGAACAACCTTAATCTTGGTTCAACTATGTCTTTGTCTTGCCAACGGTCAAATGCAAAATGAACTGTTTTGAGCTTGATTTGCGATAATAGCTGTAAATTCTTATCAGTAATAAGTCGAATGTCTAAGCCTTGATTAAAGTCGATCCTGGCATTTGAATCTATTAATTGTTGAAGTAAATCCAAATGGTCTTTACATGCGAGAATATTAGGATCACAAAGAACGATATTCTTTTGACCGTTCCAAAATTCGGTTAAATCTGCTACTTTGTATGAACACATTCCTTCCTTTGCTTTAACATGACAAAAGCTGCATCCTCTTGGACAGCCACGAGTTAAAAAGCCATAAGCCGTATTCTTCGTATATTCTGGATATATTGAATAGTCCGGATATATATGTTCAATCTCATATGGTAGTTCTATATCTTTTGATTTATCATAGATTTCTTTTCCATCAACTAAACTGATAGCATATCCTGACCCCCCCCCCGCACAATTTCAGTAGCGTTGATAGGTTCGGTATAATCCGGACTAAAACTAAATACTTTTGACATATACACTTTATCGTAATGTTTACCATTGTCAGAATCATACCATTCAGTTTGATCTCCTTTTGATTTATGATAGGCTGACAGTTTCATCAATGGAATGTTAGGGAAATTGTGACCATCACAATCAATTAATCCTATAAGCATATGTCTCCATTTCTGAACAATTATTAGAGGGATATAAAATCCCCCTAATAAAATTCCCTATATATTAGAATGGCAGATCATCCTCTGCTTCTGCGAATGAATCACCGTCTGCGTTTGGCTTTGCCGACTCCGGTTCTGAATCTGCTGTTTCAGCATCCGATTCACCAAGTTCACCATTCGGAGTTTCAAAACCAAAAATAACATAATTGGTATATGTCGTTTTCTTTTCTTTGTTATAATTATTTGTAACATCACAAGAAGTTATCTTAATTGTCAGACCACCTTTTTCAGGAAAATCAATAGAGTTAATATCATTGTGGGCGTTACCAACAAATCTTGTAAAACCGTCCTGGAACTCAACCTCGTATTGATCTGTATTCTTATTCTTACGGCTAATGCTGATCTGTCCTACACTATAATTTCCTTTATTTTCTATTTTCCATACTTTTGCGTATGCACCAGTTCTAAATCCCATATAATTCAATCTCCTTATTTTCTAATTGCTAACAGTTTTTTATGCAGTTCTTCCAGAATATCGACATCCTCAATATTCTTATAATCACCGCTGATCAGTTCTTCTTCTAACTCTGGGAATGCTTTACGCTGCGCTTCTTTGCAAAGTTCAGCAACTTTAGCTTTCTTATCGTCACCTAAAGATGCTTTCTTTTTCGCAACTGCATCCACCTTTTCTTTGAGATCATTAAGCTGTGCAAGTTCTTCCGGTATATCCTCGCCAGAGTAGATATAAAGGAATAATCCATGCAAAGCGCAAGCTTTAGTAAGACATCTTTTGAGTGTTTTATTAGCTTCAACACTTGTAATATCACTTGCAGGAATGCTTTGATTCTTGAAATCCATAATGGCAAGAACCTCTCTGATTTCCTGTCCTTCGATTGTTACTCCTACTTCACACCAACCTGTTTTCCCATCATCATGCCAAAATCTTGTGTTACCGTATTCATCCAATGTCTGAGAATAGATCGTGTATGAAGCATCCGGATATGCTTTCTTGACTTCTGCCCATGCATCAGACCAAGATACATAGCTTAATTTACCTTTCTTTTTAATCTTCTTGTCTGCACTCTTTGAGTTCAGATTTTCAAATACACTTTTTTTATTATCTGCCATTTAATACTCCACTTATTCAACAAGTTTAACGATAATAGCTGCAATAATTAGCAGTAAAAGCAATACCCAATATGGTGATAGCACCCATATCCAATGCCATGAAATTTGATTAGTTAATTTCAGATAAACAAACATTAGCTGGTATAAATCAATGACGGTAATTTTGCCTTTAGATTCATTATCTGATTTATCGTATAAATGTAACCACATTTTAACCTCCCTTATTTGTTCGGTTTTAGTTATTATATAATAAAAAGAAAATTATTGCAATACTTATTCGGTTTTAGTTCTGTATTGTTCACAAAACTCTCGATACTTTTTAGTATATTCATAACTTTCTTTGAAAATATTTTTAGCTGCCTTTGCGAGATTTGGTTCATATTTTTCCATGACTTCCAATTCTTCATTTATCTTCCTGTTATATGGACACCCCACACATCCTGTTCTTGTCATTCCGTATACCTCATAACAATCGGAATGTGTGAGATCGAATATCTTATCATATGCTTCTTCATCTTCATTTTTATACCAAAGCAAAGGTCTGTAATATGCTATATCATTTTTATCAGCGTCAGTATTCGGTTCAAAGCAGGATTTATATTTTGCTGCCCTAATACCTCCTTCTGCTTTCCTAACACCGATTATTGATAAATCATTATTATGTTGTTTTACATAATCCTTGCCAACATTCTTTTTTGCATATTTACAACATTTATTACTGATTTTGAATGTCGGAGGATTTTGAATCATAAAATCTTTTAAATATTTATTATAAGAAATATTGAACCTTGAGTATCCATATTTCGTTGTATCTCTATGGTCAGTCCACCAAGCAATAGCAGTTGTAATCTTCGGATATTTTTCTATTAGATTTTCATATGTATCATCTTCCCATTGGAAATTATGTCTCTGCAATCTCTCAATCATTTCCGATACAAACTTTGAAAGAAATGGCTGTCCATATTCTTTGCAGCTTACCGGAATAGGTTTGATAGCTTTTGCTTCTTCAATCTCAATGCCATATTTCTTTTCCAGATATTTAAGATGATCCTTTGTAGCTTGATATTCAATACCAGTATTGAACCACACATATTTTATTTTATGTTTCTTATCAATCTTGGTAAGCATATCAAGCATAATATCGCTATCTTTACCACCTGAGATTGAGCAATATGGTTTACTATATCTCCCGATTACACTATTTGCTTTTAAGAAACTGTCTATAATTGTTTTGTTACTCCCACATTGATCTATGATTTCTTCAAGGCTTGATAGTGAATTAAGTTTTTTATTCATGCACAAGCATCATTTATCCTCAAAGTTAGAGGACAAAATTTAATTATGCATGAATTTTGTTCACTAATACAAAACCTAAATATTTACGAAAACGCCGTAAGAAGGAGTA